GTGGCGTCATTCAGGAAGCGCAGTGGCGGCTGGCGGGCCGAGATTGCCAAGCGCGGTATCAGGGAGTCGCAGACCTTTTCAACTAAGGCTCAGGCACAGGCCTGGGCTACACAGCGCGAAGCCGAGATTCTCGCCGGCGTGCCGGGCCATGTTACGGGCGTGGACTCGACTCTGTCAGATGCGCTCATGCGGTACAAGCGCGAGGTGTCGCCGAGCAAGGCGGGCCAGCGCTGGGAAGAGATCCGCCTAGACAAGCTGAACAACGAGCTGCCGTTCGTGGGCCTGCGAATCGGCGAAGTGACGGTCGACCAGATTGCCGAATGGCGTGATGCCCGGTTGAAGTCGTTGAAGGCGCCGAGCGTGCGGCGCGAGATGACGCTGCTGTCATCTGTTTTCGAGATCGCCAAGCGCGAATGGCGCTGGTGCTCGGCCAACCCGGTGCGGGAAGTAAAGCGCCCAGGTAACGGGCGGCCTCGCGATCGGCGAGTGCTGGCTGATGAGGAGCACCGGCTGCTGACCCGGTTCGGCTATATAGAAGGTCAGGTGCCGGTGACGCTGCTGCAGGAATTGGCCTACGCCTTCCTGATCGCGCTGGAAACAGCCATGCGCCAGGGCGAAATACTGTCGCTCACCAAGAAGAACACGCACCTGGCGCGGCGGTATGTTCGGCTGGATCTGACGAAGAACGGCGACAGCCGCGACGTACCGCTGAGCAAACGGGCGGTCGAGCTGCTGGCGGTGCTGGTGGATGCTGCTGAGGGAGATGAGCTGTTCAAGCTCAGCAGTGGCACAGCTGATGCGATGTTCCGGCGTATTCGGGATGAGCTGGGGATTGTCGATCTGCGGTTTCACGATACCCGGCATGAGGCGACCACCAGGTTGGCGAGAAAGCTCGATGTGCTCGACCTGGCCAGGATGACTGGCCACCGTGATCCGCGATCGCTGATGGTGTACTACAACGCCACGGCCACCGAAGTGGCCGGCCGGCTGGATTGATCAGGCAGCCTTGCGGCGCTGCCTGGGGGTAGGGAGCTTGCTGCGGTTCTGCCTGGCCCAGGTGATGACTTCGGCGGCGAACCAGCGCTTTGCCGCTCGAGCGCCGGTCAGGCAGGGCTGCAGCGGACTGGGGAAGTCTGGCCTGGTGACCACGCGGCGCTCAGTTGTGTCAGCCGCCAGCTTCAAGTAGCTGGCAATATCCTCGGCAGTCCAGAGTTCATCAGCCTGATTGACACGCGGGCCGCTTAGCTGGTCTACCAGTTGCTTGAGAGCAGCTAGCAGCTCGGAGGGTTGTGGATCTGGTTGAGGGCCCATTACCGCTTACCTCCCTTTCTACGATTCTTGCGGGTGCCGCCGTGGGCAGTGGCTCGCCAACTGACGAAGGTGGCCAGGTTGCCGGCCTCGTTGCCGAGTTTGTCGATGGTCTGATCCATGACGGCGTACAGCTCATCGAGGTCGGCTTTCTGAATGATCTTCGTACTCTCGATCAATACGCGGCCATCAGGCGTCTTGATCACATACTCGACCAGCCAGCGCATGGGTTTGCGCGGGATGGTGCCGGTATGTCGCGCGCCGCGGCCTTGTGGCATTTCAGTGTTGTGGAAAATGGTGCAGGTCATGCTGCACCACCTTCTGGCATCGCCAGTACCGTGCCCACGGGGTAGTAGTCGTGCGGGCCCATGCCGGGGTGAGCCTCCGCGTTGAGGTCGCGAATTTCTGGCCAGCGTTTCTCATCCTTCAGCTCGCGCATCGCAATGCCCATCACGGACTCGCCCGGGTTGGTTGTGTATGTCCGAAGCGGGAGTAGCTGGGCAGGAATCAGTGCGACAGGGCCGATCTTCATGCTCACGATTGTGCGCATGGCTGCGGTGAGCATGTCGTTAGCTGTGTGCCCGCCGCGAATCCCAGCCTCAAGGTAGCTCGCTCCATTGCATTGGAAGTCCAGGTGCAGGCGCACCCGCCGGCCGTGTTTCTCCAATAGCGGCCAGGCTTGTGCTGCGTCCTGGTCTGGCCACCAGCGCGTGGCGCGACCGTTGATGTTGGCGAACACGCCAGGGCCGCTGCCGTATTGCCCGGGCTTGATATACAGGTCGAGGCCTTCGGCGGTGCCGACCGCCCAGGCGAGGGCGCCGCCGGTGAGTGTGGAGGTTTGCATTTCGACGAGCTGGGTCATGCCGCCACCTCGCTCTGCTGCTGATCCACCAGGTTGGCGCGCACCAGGGCGGCGGCGACTGGTGGGCAGACGCTGTTGCCGCACATGCGCACCTGGCTGGCCTTGCTGAGCCGTTTGCCCGTGGCCGTGCGGGTGTGGATGTAGTTGGCGGGGAAGCCTTGGGCTGCGTAAAGCTCGTGGGGCTCCAGCATGCGCATGCCGATATCGACGATCTGGTAGGGCTCACCCTTGACCATGACGAGGCCGATGCGGTCTTTCGTGGTGATGGTGTGCAGCGGCTCGGCCAGCGTCTGCCCCACCGCGGTGTCGTAGTACTTCAGCAGGAAAGCTCGGACCTCGCCCAGGTGGTTGCCGGAAGCGGTGACGGTGTGCAGCGGTTCGCTCGTTGGCTGCCCGTCGCGGCTTGTGCCGCGCAGTTTGATCAGGCTGCTGGCCACCAAGGCTGATTTGCCTCCGCCTCCGGCGGTGATGGTGGCCAGCGGTTCGGCTGCCGCGTGGCCGATGCTGCCGCCGAAGTCGCGCTGGATATGGGCCAGCACCAGGGCGTTGTGGTCGACCGTGGTAACGGTCGGCGCTGGCTCGCCAAGCGCCGCGCCCGGGCCGGTGTAGTTGCCACCGTAGTGCTTGGCCAGAAAAGCCGCGACCAGGCCGTGCTTGCCGCTGGCGACCACGGTGCCGAGTGGCTTCTGTAGGTCGAGCGCGCGTGGTGCCTGCCCCTCACGCTCCCCATAGCCGAGTTGTACCAGCGTGGGTGCTACGACGGCGAAGTGCCCGCCTTTGACCTGGGCGCAGATGGTGCGCAGCGGGTCTTCCACCGACATGTTGCGCTGGCTGCTGCCATTTGCGTGCTCGGTGATGAATGGAGCGAGCGTGGGCACGACTACGCCGGTGCCCAGCTTGCTGGTGATCGTCTGCAGCGGTTCGTCCAGGGGTTGGCCGCGAAAGTAGTCATAGCCATGGTTGACCTTGACCAAGAAAGGCTTGTCGCTGTCGATGACGTAGCGCTGAATGCCCCGGGCGATACGCCGCAAGGTGGCTTCAGCCAGCGGCCGCTTGCGCTCGAAGATGGACGGGCACGGGAGCGACCAGTCGATGATGTCCGCCGCCAGGCGCTGAGGCGCGGCCTGTTTTGCCTTGACCTCGATGCTGGTTGCGGCCAGGTGAGTCGGCTCAGGCCATACGATGGGCATGCCGTCGCAGCGCGCAATCAGAAATAGGCGTTTGCGGATGGTGGCGGCGCCGAACTGGTTCGCGCGCAGCTCGCGCCATTCCACCTGGTAGCCGTGTCGGCGCAGGGCGTTCACGAAGCTCTTGAAGGTCCGGCCTTTGTTCTTCGGGCAGGGGCGACCCTCGGCGAGCGGCCCCCATGTGACGAACTCTTCGACGTTCTCCAGCATGATGACGCGCGGACGCACGGTGGCGGCGTACCGGATGGCAACCCAGGCGAGGCCGCGGATCTCCTTCTTCACCGGCTTGCCGCCCTTGGCCTTGCTGAAGTGCTTGCAGTCCGGGCTGAACCAGGCGAGGTCTACCGGCCGACCGCCAGTGATTTCGCGCGGGTCCACCTCCCACACACTCTCGCAGTAGTGCTTGGTGTGTGGGTGGTTGATCTCGTGCATCGCGATCGCTTCGGGGTCGTGGTTGATGGCGATATCGACCGGGCGGCCCAGGGCCATTTCGATGCCGGTGGATGCACCGCCGCCGCCAGCGAAATTGTCGATGACCAGGCCGCCGAAGTTGAAGCTGGGTTGTGGGTGGATGCGGAAGGTGCTGGTCATGCTGCACCCCACTGGACATAGTGGCGAGGTGCCGGCAATCTCTGCGCCTGAATCAACTCTTGGAGCTCTTTCAAATGGATCTTGATAAGGAGATATGCCTGCGTTTCAAGCCTCTGGGATGGCTCAAGCAAGCTTGGGGCGCCCCCGTCCTCCTTATCGTATGTTTTTGTCTGTGGGTCGTCCTGCTCTGGATGCCATGGGACGCTTACGAGATGGATTGGCCGGCGTGGGTGCAAGCTATCGGATCGGTGGCTGCTATCTTGGTTGCCATTCAGGTGAGCGATAAAGCGCGCGCTGACTTGCAACGCCAGAGAGATGAAGAATTGGCGAAGCGGGATGCTGAGACTCGGGCTGCTGACCATGCACATGCTGTAAGGCTTGACGCATTTCTTGCTGAGTTGATCGTGTCTCTCAAAATGCTGAAGGAAGGACAGTCGGATACCGAAGCAATTATTGGCCATGAACTGGTCAAAGCGTTTGAGCGCACTATGGAGCGTGCTCAGACGGTGTTTGATACCGATACCAGTCCCGTAAGGATGCGCGTAATAGCGCAGTGCCGATTTAATTTCTCGTCCATTCTTGTCCAACTCCAAAGATGTGAAGAGAAGGTTGGAGATGAGCGACTGTATGGATTTGTGCAACGAGGAATTGATTCGTTTTCTGCCCATCGAAAAAAGCTTTCGCACTGCTCCGGTCTGACAGAGCACTACAGTCAGGTCGAACCCCTGCGGCAGTGATCCATTCACATTGATCATGGGGTGTTCGTCCTTTTCGTTTTGCCTGTAACCAGCTCGTGATCAAACGGCACGGTGAAACCGGCCGCGTTGCGGTGGCCGCCTCCGCCGTACTGTTTGGCGACCTCGGATACGTCGAGCCCTTCGGGCAGGCTGCGCAGGGAGAAGACGCGGCCATTCGGGGTGTCGCTGTAGCAGGCGGCGAAGAGTTCGCCCTGGGCGAGGACATGGCCGGCTTCGCTGGCCATGAAGTGGGGGCAGTTTAGGGCTGGGACGTCATGACCGCTGATGATGAGGCGGCGGGTGTTTGGCACCAAGTCGGCTACGTCCTTGGCTTGCTTGCGCAGGATGCCGGCGCCTTCTTCATGCAGGTCATGGAAGTCGCACTCCATGAGATCGTCCCAGGTCTCGAACCGCTGCGGGAAGGTGAAGAGGCTGGCCATGACCCTTTCGGTACCATAGATCTCGAACCGCCAGAGGTCGCGATCCTCGATGTGATTGATCAACCACCGGCGCTTCGATCCGGGGTAGAAGAAATCCCAAGCCAATCCAGCGCCGCTGCGCTGCATATCGAACACGGCGCCGAGCGGCTGCTGAGCTTCGAGCCACTCGCTGTAGGTGGCTGGTGCGGCAGGAAGCTCGGCCAGGTCTTCGGCGGCGCTCTTGTGGTGGTCGATGATCAGGATCGAGCGGGCGGACTGAGCGAGCTGCAGCAGCTGGTCGCGCTTGTAGGAGAAGTCCACGATGATCACGTCGCGGCCTTCGACCTCGGGTGCGGGCTCGCCGTATTTGCCGGGGTGAAAGTCGACGTTCTCAGCGCCCAGGGCCTTGCGAACGACCCAGGCGGCGCCGAAGCCATCGGCGCAGTTTGCGTGGTAGATGCACAGGGTCTTCATGCGGCGGCCTCCTGCTTGGCGACGTGCTGCATGGCTGCCTCGTAGCTCATCAGCATGCGATGGCCGGGGCTCTCGGCGACTTCGCTGTTCGTCAAGTACAGCGTGTGTTGTTTGTCCAGCGCGTCGCCGGGCTGCCAGTTGTCGACGATCTTGCTGAGCCCCAGCGCTTTGGCGATGCGATCGGCATTGCGGGTTTTGCCGCAGGCCTGCGGGCCCTGGACGATCACGCTGCGTCCGCCGGCGGCTGGTGCTGCGGGCGCGGTCTCTAGTTGCTGCAGGCGTGATACCAATGCCTGCAGCTGCTCGCGGGTGGCGTTGGTGTCGCGTTCGCGTTGGATGTTGCCCAGGTGCTTATGGACTTCGGCAGCCTTCTCCAGCTGCTTGATCGCGCGCCGCACCCACAGCAGTTCGTGGTCGCTCAGGCAGCGCTGGGCGAACAGCTTGACCCGGGCGTCTGCGTCTTGGCTGATCGACTCGAGGGCGTGCTGGTGGTCGTGAATCAGGGTCAGGCGCTGGCCCTTGAGGCTGGTGATTTCGAGAGCCTGTGCGTTGACGCTGTGCTGCAGCTCGTCAATCACGGGCTGGCGGGCCTGGCTGCCGGCGCTGTAGCCCTGGGCGCGGATGCGTGCTTTGGTGGTGCGGATGATCACCAGGTGAATGGCAATGCCGATAGCCAGGCCGACGAGCAGGCCGATGGCGAGTAGTTGGATGGTCGGGTGCATGTGCTGTGCCTCGATGGTGGTAGGAGGCCGGCGTGATAAGCGCCGGCCGGTTGCTGCGGTGGGTTACTTGCCGAGCTGGAAGGTGCCGATGGTCAGCGGCACCAGGCCGCCGATTTCGGTGCCCAGCACGTTCTTGAACTCTTCGGCGAACTCTTCGCGCTGGGCTTCCTCACCCACCCAGCGCAGCTTGAGCACCGGGGCGTTGTCACCGGTGATGACCGACAGGCGCAGGGTGATCAGCGCGGGCGCCAAGCCCTCGTACGGCACAGTGGTGAAGTGGAAGCTGGTGGGCAGGGTTTCCAGGCTCCTGGCTTCGATTTCGTCCATGGCGCTGCGGCTGGCCGAGAGGTCACCGACAGCGCTGTCACGCTGGCTGGTGGCCTTGATGGTCATGCGGCGGATGCCGTTGATGGCGGCAACGATGTCGAGCTTCTCTTCGCCTGCACTCGCTTCGATGTTGCGCGCCCAGTCTTCCAGCCACTCGGCCAGGGCCTGCTGGCTCAGCTTCTGACCGACAATCGCTTCTACCGCCTTGAAGGCCGCGGTGGGCTTGAGCGTGAGGGTGGCGGTGTCGTCGGCATGGCCGGCGGTATCCGGGGTGCCGAGGTTGAACAGCACCTGAGCACTCATGTTGTCCTGATTGATGAAACCGGACGGGCCTGCTGCGCTGAGGTTGTCGACGTGATTGGTCACGTACTTGCAGAAGTCGCGCAGGGAGTGGGTCTTGAGAGCGCCGCGAAAGCTGTTGCGCAATTCCTGGTATTGCTCGAGGTCGAGGGTACGCGCGCCTTCCGGGAGCACCGCCAGGGTCGCGCCGCCAGAGATTTCAATGCGGGTGCCGGAAGCGATCAGGGCCTGGGCTTCGATGTGCTGCAGGGTTTCTTTGTTGAGCATGGAGCGGGTTCCTTCTTGGTAAGTGGGAGGTGTGCGGTGAGTCAGTCGCGTGCCACGACCGGGGCGTCTTCACGCTTGAAGAGCTGGTCGGTGGGATTGGTCTGGAACAGCTGCAGGCCTTCTTCGGTGACGAACAGCGGGGTATCGAGGGCAAGGTCTTCGCCTTTCTTGCCGCGCTTGGTGGGCTGCACGAACGCCAGCTTGTGGTTCACGCTCACTTGGTTGCTTTGGGCGATCTGCTTGAGGCTGAAGGTGAGGGTGACCGAGCCGGCCTTGCCGGTGTCGATGACGCCCGCGGCCACGTCGCTCAGGGCGCGGCCTACTTGCTGGGCGAAGACGCCGGCATTCAGTGAGCCGATGAAGTCGGCGGTATCGGTTGCTTTCATGTGCTGTGCCTCTTGGTGGTGGCCTTGGTGTGGCCGGTTATGCCGCTTGTTTGGCGGCGTGCTCTTGCTGGCGGTCGAGCCATTTGGCGAGGTTGGTCAGGTAGATGACCCAGGGCGACCGCTTCGAATTGGGGTCCAGCTTCCAGAGCTGGAGCTGCTGCAGGTGGCCTGCGGCGATCTTGCGGCGCAGGTAGGCGACGCTTTTGATGTGCGGCAGGTGGTCGGCCAGGAACTGCTCGGCAGTGATGTAGTTCGCGCCGTAGCGTTGGCGCAGTTGCTCGAGCGTGGTTTGCGGGGCCTCCGTCATGGCTTGGCCTGCGGCTCGAAGCGCGTGGCGACCAGCTGGACCAGGCCCTCGATGGACTTGGCGCGCTGGCGGTACACAGGTTCGCCGCGGGCGTTGACGACCAGGGCGAGGTAGGGCGACTGGGTTTTCGGCTCCAGCGAGACGTAGGGCAGGTGACCGAGCGGCGTTACGCGCACCAGCTCGGCGTACAGCCGGCCGAGCTCCTCGCGGTGCGGGTAGGCGGCGTTGAGGCGCTCGATGGCCTCGGCGCTGGTGTCCGCCAGCGTCTTGCCGCTGAGCGCGGTGGGATGCTCGACGTGCACGCTGGCCAGCTTGAGGGCGCCGATAGCGTGGCTGATTGGGCTGTTGCTCATGCTTGGCTCCCTGCCTGACGCGGCGGCATGCGGCGAATGTGGATGCCCAGCAGTTCAGCAAGCCAGGCCACGCCATCCTCCGTGGTCATCACCACCGGGTAGTGCGATATCTTGCCGATGCGCGGATTCCAGCGGCCTCGGGTCTCGACGAACAGCCGGCCTTCGACTCGCGGTGATGGGATCAGCTGACTTTCAGTGTTCAGGATTTTCAGCTCGCGGAGTTTCGTGCGCAGCTTGCGGTCGCCCATACCCAGGACTACTGCGGTTGCTTTCAAGTCGCGGTTCATGACGGTTACCTCAGGCGGCGAGCTGCTGGATGTGCTCGGCGAGCGAGAGGTACACGTCCTGGGCTGAACCGCTGCACAGATGCGTTTTACTGCCGTGGGCCGCTACTGCTGTGCGCTGGTTGCCCAGCCGTGAAGCATGCACGTTCACGATGGTGCCAATGCTTAGCGTGGTGCTGCCGCCCTGGTGGCAAATGGTGCGCAGCGTGCGTTGGTCGGCCGTGCTGAGTCCTGCTGCTGCGGCCTGTGTGGCGTTGCCTTCAGGGGTGGGAATGGCTGTCTCGATGCGGCCGTTGACCAGGTCTTCTATGAATATCTGGGCTTGCTTAAGAAAACCGGCCTCGTGGGGATCGAGCGTTACTTCGCCGGTGTTCTCGGCCAGGGCCACACGCAGGCGGATGCGGTGCGGTGCGCATTCGGCGTCGACATCGACGAAGACCGCATGGGTATTGTTGCCAGGGTGGACCAGCTTCAGCTTGGTGCTGCCGCCATGTATCAGCGCGGAGCGCAGCAGGTCGAGCGAAGCCATGGTGAGGAAGAGAGTGATCATGCCGCCGACCCTCCACCGAATGGGCCCCGTTTAGGCGGCTGAGTGGCGCGGCACTTGCTGGCGACGTAAGTGCAGCCGGCATCGTGCGCCAGGCGGCGCACTTCGAAGATGAAATCAGGAGCTATGTCGAGGCGGCCATAGGCTGCCGGGTGCATGTGCACCTGGCAGGAGGCGTTTTTTTGCTGTGCTGTGATCATTGCCGTAAACCCTTGGTAAGTGGGTACGGCAGACGTTAGCGGAAGCTAATTACATAGGCAAGACAATTTGCTAAATATTTAGCATTTCATGCTAATCAGCTGGTACGAAGCGTGACGACTTCACAATGCCGCCGACGTAGTGAATCAGCTCAATTTCCTCTGGCATCAGGAAGATAGGCTTCTCAGATGGATTGACACTGTCGAAACGGTACATGCCGTCGCGGAAGTAGCTGAATTCCTTGATCATGCTGCTGCCTGAAACAGTTTTGACCAGCACCTCGTCACCGGAAACGTATGGGTGGCTTGGTTCTATCACTACATATTCGCGGTGCTTGATGCGCGGGTGCATGCTGTTACCTTCGACCTGCAGGCCGTAGGCGTTGGGGTCTGTACTACCAATCAAGAGGAAGCCGTCTCCATGGCCTGGGGGGTAGTTCATTTCTTCGAAATAGCCGTCCATGCCGAGCTTGGCCTTACCAACAACGGGAACCTGGCCGACCGCAACCCTGAGCAATTCAGATGATGCGGGGTGGTATGGAGGAGAGGTCTCAACTAATACGGTCGTGGCCGGCTTGGGCATAACAAGCGTGCCTGCTTCAAGGCCGATCTTCTGCTCGAGCGTGCGCGCGGCTCTGTCGCCCATAGGGCGGTGACCGTTGATGATCTGCGAGATATAAGAAGGCTCGATGTCGTGCGCATGCGCGAACTTGCTGGCCTTCTGGTCGCCGATCAGCTCTTGGAGCACGGCTATTCGTAGCTTATTGATGTCCATGCCGCATATTCCCCTCGCATTAGCATTCTGTAAATTGCATAAAGCTAAATATTCCTTGCTCTGGCCTTTAGCGAACGCTAATCTTTGGGCGTCTAGGAGGCCTTATGACGCTACTCGATTACATGAAAAAGGTTGAGAAAGCCGAGTTGGAGAAGTTCGCGGAGAGCTGCGGCACCTCGCTCGGGCAACTGCGGCAAGTCGCTTATGGCAACCGTCGTGCCTCCGCGGGGCTGGCCATCGCAATTGATCGCGAGACGGCCGGGCAGGTGCCATGTGAGGAGACCCGGCCAGATATCGACTGGGCTTACCTGCGTGGCAACTGCGGGCAGGCCGCGTGAATCACCCGCCACCACTTACCACCGCATAGCGGGGTGGCGCTGCCGGCACCGTGGCCTTACCAGCAGAGCGGGGCTGGCAGTAAGGAGAGCAACAAACCTGACGCCACGGCGGCAGGTGCAATAGAGGCCGGAATCAGGATCCCACTTACCAATGATCTCCTGACCCGGCGTTCCGGTGACGCGGTTACCAGCCGCTCCACCTCAACAACCGTTTCCCCTGAGGCACAGCACGTACATAAGGGGTTTCGGCTGCTGTGGTCATAGGATAGGGCGCTGCCCGACCTGTGGCTATGGTAGTTAGCGGGGTTTACTACCAATGAGCACGGATACAGCAATGACGGGCGGGCCAGTGCGCTCGCTCGCGGCGGCGATCGATCTGGATTGCCGCGAGTTCAAAGGCGGTCACACGGCGGTGTGCGCCATCCTCGAGGAGCCTTACGGCCCTTTCCAGAAACGCCTCTCCAGTTCCTACCCTGAGCACCACCTCAACACCCTGCAGCTGGCCCGTGTGGTCGAGCTGACGCGCGGGCCGATGGTGCGCGAGTGGTTCGAGCAGGTGTTCGGTGTGGTGACGTACCAGCCCAAGCCGGTGCAGGCCAGCCAGGATGCTCTGAAGCAACTGAGCCGGCTGCTGGAGAAAGAGGGCAAGTTCGTCGGCAGCCTGGTTGGCGGCGCGGCGGACAACCAGTGGAACGCTGACGAAGTGGCCGCGCTCGAGGAGCACGGCTATGCGCTGATCGGCAAGCTGCTGGGCATCATGGCCGGCGCGCGTGAGGCGATGGAGGGCCGCAGCAATGGCTGATGCACTCGACCTGGCGAGCGAACGCGAAGAACACCTGCGGGCTGGGGCGATCCTGGCTCATCGCAAGGCAGTAGCGCCGGCCTACACGATCAGCGCCGAGCACTGTGAGAGCTGCGGTATCGAGATTCCGGCGGCACGGCGGCTGGCGGTGCCAGGGTGCCAGACGTGTGTGGATTGTCAGGCTTATCGGGAGGTGCGCCGTGGGTGAATCCCAGCTGAAGCCCTGCCACTGCTCATATGAGGGCGCGCTGGCTGGCATCAATCACCAGGGCGTCTACCTCTCGCTTACCTGTCCAGAATGCCGCCGCTCGGTTAAGGCCTTCACCATGGAGGGCCTGATCGAAGCTTGGAACGAGCCTGCAAAGCCTAAGCAGGAGGCGAGCTGATGGGATACCTCAACCCGCTACTGAATCTCCCTGCTGGGAAGGCGTTGCTTAATCTTCCAGAGGCGGATCGGGCTCGCCTCGAGTCTGTATTTCGCCAACTGCGTGAGCAGGCGAATGCTGAGGCCGAGAATGCTTGGCGGCGCCGTAAAGGGCCGATGGCCGCTTATTGGCGAGCTGTCGCGACCTACGCCCGACATATCGCGCATGCCTTGAGGAAAGGGGCTGCCGAATGACCAATGCTGCAACCACCTCCCCAGCCCCCATCGCTGCCTGGGCGCGGCGATATATCGAGAGCTTCAAACTGGCCCTGGTGCCCATACCCGAGGGAGAAAAAGGCCCAACTGGTAAGGGCTGGAACAAGCCCGGCGGCTATATCACCGACGCGGCGAAGGCCGAGGCGCACTGGACGAAGCACCCGAAACAGAACATGGGCGTTTTGCTCGGTGCGAGCGGCGCGTGCTCGCTGGACGTCGACCACGTGGAGTGGACGCGCCAGGTGCTGAGTGACCTGCTGGGCATGAGCCTGGACGATGTGGCTGCTGAGCACGCGACCAGCGTGGGCAACCCTGAGCGTTTCCGCATCATGTTCGCGGTGCCGGCTGGCTGCGAGTTCAGCCGGCATTCACTGGTGTGGCCCAACCCTGACGACCCGGATGGCTCGAAGCACAAGCTGGCCATGAAGGCGGTGAAGCGTGCGCAGGAGATCGGCGACAAGGGCTTGGAAGCGGAGATACGCGCCAAGGCCAAAGCGCTGGCACCGGTCACGGTGTTCGAACTGCGTGGCGGGGATGTGCAGGACGTGCTGCCGCCCTCGATCCACCCTGGTACCGGCCAGCCTTACACCTGGCGCACGGCGCCGAGCGCTGATGGCTTCGGCGAGTTGCCGCGCGACCTGGTGAACATCTGGACCAACTGGGAGGTGTTCAAGCGCATGGCGCTGGTCGCCTGCCCATGGGCGCCGAAAGCGACGGAGCCAGCGGCCAAGAAGGCTGCGACCTCGGCGGCGGCCGGCGGGAAGGGCGAGTCGGTGGTGGATGCCTATAACCGCACCTATGACGCCGCGAGCCTGCTGCAGGCCGCCGGCTACATGAAGCGTGGCAAGAAGTGGCTCTACCCGGGCAGCTCGACGGGCCTGCCGGGTATTTCGATCAACGATGAAGGCCGGGTGTATTCGCACCACGGCGCCGACCCGTTGGCGAACGGCCACTGGAATGACCCGTTCGATGTGTTCTGCCTCCTCGAGCACGATGGCGACCAGAAGGCGGCGGTGAAGGCCGCGGCGAAGCTGCTCGGCGTGGATCACGCCAGCAAGCGCAAGGAGGTGGTGAAGCAGAGCGGCCCGAAGGCGGATGCGCCGCCTGTGGACGCAGCGCCCGAGATGCCGCCGCAGGCTGATGACCTTCCCCCGGCCCCATCTGACGCAGAGGGCGACAGCGGGGCCGGCACCACCAGCACCGGGGGCGCGGGGGGAGGTTTCTCGCTGGCCTGGCTGCTGCGGCGTTATGCGCTGATCGAGGGCACCACGCACGTGTGGGATATCGATGCGGCGAAGAAGATCAAGAAGTCGGGCTTCATCGCCCACATCGGCAAAGAGTCGTTCAAGGAGTGGGAGGCGGTCACCGACAACCGCAAGAAGCGGGTGAGCGAGGAATGGGTCAAGGATAACGAGCGCACCCAGGCGCTGGCCGGCAAGGCGCTGGGCGACTTCTCGATGCCGATGATGACGCGCTATGTGTACATCGATGGAACGAAGGACGCCTGGGACTACGCGAAGAAGCGGCGGATCGCCGAGGGCGCGGTGAAGATGGCCCTGGGCGATGCGTACAGCTTGTGGCTGAACAGCCCGGATCGGCGCGTGGTAGATATGAACCACATCGTGTTCGACCCGACGATGACGCATGACCCTGAGGTGTACATCAACACGTTCGAGGGCCTGCCGCTGCAGCCTGAGCGCAACGATGCGGCGTGCGAGAACCTGATCTGGCTGGTGTCGTTCCTGTGCAACCACGCCGAGGACGCCACGCAGTGGCTGTCGCGCTTCCTGGCCTACCCGCTGCAGCACACGGGCGCCAAGCTGGATACGGCGGTGCTCATGCACTCGACGACCGAGGGCTCGGGCAAGAGCCTGTTGTTCTCGGTGGTGATGGGGCGCATCTACGGGCAGTACTCGGCCACGGTGGGGCAGACTCAGCTGGAAGGCTCGTTCAATGCTTGGCAGAGCGGGAAGATGTGGGCGGTGTTCGAGGAGGTTGTGAGCCGCGACCAGAAGTACAACCAGGTGGGGAAGATCAAGCAGCTGATCACCGGGCAGACGGTGCGCATCGAGTCGAAGTTCGTGAACGGGTGGGAGGAGGCGTCGCACATGAATGCGGTGTTCCTCTCGAACGAGATCGTGCCCTGGCCGATCAGCGACAGCGACCGGCGATTCCTGGTGATGTGGCCCGAGGCGAAGCTGCCGGAGGAACGGCAGAAGGCGATCAAGCACGAGCTGGATAACGGCGGCGTCGAGGCGTTCTACGCCTGGCTGCTGGCCTACGACCTGGGCAACTTCGACAAGCAGACCAAGCCGCCCGTAACGCCGGCGCGCGAGCGCCTGGTGGCATTGAGCCGGGCGCCGTGGCAGACGTTCATGCACCTGTGGCGGCTGGGCGAGCTGGGCGATGGGTTGTGGGGTGCGTGCCTGAGTAGTGACCTGTACGCGCTGTTCGTCGAGTGGTGTCAGCGGGGCAAGGAGCATTCGATGAGCCAGACGAAGTTCTCGCTGTTCATCTCGACGATGGATGTGGACAAGACGCGCTCGATACCCTGGACGGACGGCAACACGCGGCGGTTCGCGGCGTTCTTCTTCCCGAAGGATGAGAGCTCCTTCCTGCCACCATCCGTTGAGTCGGCCGCCCTTGGCGTGCATGTACGCGAGTGGCGTGCCAAGGCGCGCCTCGCCGGCTGGCACGTGGACAAATGGGACCACGTGCAGCAGGTGGCGGCATGACTACGGCCAAAAGTGTGTTGGGTGTGTTGGGTATGTGTTGGGTTGGTTTGGGCAACCCAACACACATTGCGCCCAGTAAATCCGGGCGTTGTGGCGCGGTGTGTTGGGTGTGTTGGGTTTACGCGCCCGCGCGCGTGCGTATGCGAAAAAAATCACTCTCCCTCTCATGGGGTAACCCTTCAAGCGGCTGCGTTTTTTCACCACGCGAGACCTTTAAAAACCTTACCAACCCAACACACCCAACACACATTGCTTTAAAGCATTGTTCTGAAAGGGGTTTAGTTGTGTTGGGTGTGTGTTGGGTTGAGCGATTTTGTGTTGGGTTGAGTTTTGAGCGGGGGAATGGGCGATGAATGAGGTGATCGAGGCGCTGTTGGTGCGCTGGGGCGAGGAACAAGGCAGCCCGGCCCTGAATGTGAGCATCCGTTCGCCGCTGGGCAGCATGGACGAGGAGGGCGCGCGGGGTGTGGCAGGTTCTCGCTGCCTGCTGACCAGTGTGGAGTGCAATGCGGCCCTGACCCCGGCATCGAGCTTGGTGGAGCAGGCACTGATTGAGCTGGCAGCAGATGAGCCCGCCGGCCTGGGATCGTTGGGGCGTGTGCTCCGCGGGCTCGCTGTGGTTCGGTATGCGCGGCAGCCGCGGTTGCAGGTGCGTGAGCAATGCGCCGCCTTGGGCATATCGCAGCGCACCTATCGCAGCCGGGTGAGTGATCTGCATCTGGCCCTTGAAGACCAACTGCCAAGATTGATGCGGCGTCGGCAGGTGGCGGAGGCTGCGTTGCCGAGTTCGCAGGCGGCGAAGAAACGCCTGGAACACGCTCGCTTGGCAGCCAAGGCGCAGGCTCATTCGAAACGTGAACGGGAGGCTGGGCTGCGAGCTTTCGCGCGGGCTGTGAAGCGAGCGGCACAGGCCCATGGATAACCGTTCGTCGGGGCGTGTTGTCGTGAACCGTGCGCGAACCATGCGTGAACCCTGCGTGAATCGTCACACCGAAAATTGGCCGTTGAGGGCTTGCATGTTCAAGGGGTAAAAGGTGCCCAGGCTTTATTGCGGTGCCCGCGATAAACACCCTGCACGGTGCTGTGCAACTCGACGGTCGCTCCCCGCGCCGTCACCGCCCCTTCGGGGGCAACCATTCCGAAGCCCTGCCGACCTGGCGGGGCTTCTTCGTTTCAGGCCCTTGGCCCCTTGGGAGTATTCGTGATGGCCGAGCCGACAGTGGTAGCGGCTGGTGTCGCTGGGGCGCTGGGTGCCGCGTTGACCGGGTTCCTCGCAGGTGTCGACGGCAACGCGGCCACCGGGGCGTTGTGCGGTGCGCTGGTGTTCTTCGTAGCACGCGAAGATCTGAAGCTGCTCGAGCGAATTGTGTACTTCTTCGTCAGCCTGCTGATGGGCTATCTGTTCAGCCCTGCGCTATCTGAGCTGGAGTTCCAGGGTATCCGGCCGTTCGCCTATTCGGGGCCGGCTGCATTCGCGGCGGCGGCGCTGGTAGTGACCGTGACCGTGGTGGCGATCAAGAAGCGCGGGCCACCGCCGCCCGTAACGGGAGACGCTGATGGCTAGTTTGATCATGACCCAGGCCACCTTCTGGTTGTGCGTGGTGCTGTTCGTTCGGTTGTTCACCTTCCAGCGCGGCGCCCTTCGCTTTCGGCGCGGTATGTCGTGCCTGGCGTACGTGGCGGCGGCCAGCGCCGGTGCTGCGGTGATCCACATCCTGCAAGGCGACTTGGTGTTGCCCGGGCATGCATGGCCGCTGGTGGTGCTGCTCGCGATCTTTACCGGGCTGGTGGTGCGGGCTCGGGGCAACTTGGCCGCCGTGCTGCGGCCTGGGGCGGGCTGGAATGGACTGGAGCGGCGCCGCGGTAATGAGGGGTAGGATCACGGCCGACGATCTCGACGATGCGTTGGCCGCTCTCAAGCAACTGGAGCCAAAGCTGGCTAACGCGGCGTTGGCCGATGCGCTGAACCACACGCTCAACCAGGCCGAGCCATTGGTTCGAGCCGAGATGCGCGACGTGTTCGACCGTCCCACACCGTTCACGCTGAACTCCATCCGCAAGATCAACGCACGGCCCAACAATCTGGAAGCCGCGCTGTGGATCAAGGATGACAAGGACGGCGCGGCAACCGGCAAGCAGTTCGCCCCTGAAGACTGGGTGGCGCCGCAGGTGTTCGGTGGTGGTCGTCAGCAGCGTGCGTCCGAGACCTGGCTACGTCAGGCTGGGATTCTGCCGTCTGGGCTGTTCGCCGTGCCTGGTGCAGGGGCGCGCCTCGATCAGTACGGCAACATGCAGCGCGGCCACATGATGCAGATCCTGTCCGGCCTGAAGGCGCTGAACCGGTCCGGGTCTGATCACAGCGCGACGGCAAGTCGTCGGTCGCTGCGCAAGGGCCACGCTCTGGCGTTCTTCGTGATGAAGCGGGGCAAGACGCCCATAGGCATCGCTGAGCGACGCGGCAAGTCGGTGAGTATGGTGATCGCCTTCGTACGACAGCCGCAGTACCGCGAGCGCCTGGACTTCCATGGTGTGGTGCGGCGAGTCGCCGAGAACGATGCGCAGCTCGAAGCGAACATCGACAAGGCCATTGCTGATGCCCTGAGCGGTCGGCTGCCGACCAACTTCAGTCGTCGCCCGGGCGGGCGGCGGGGAGGGTAGGCGGGGCGCTGAGCCTGCCGCGAATGGGCCGGGGGCCCCTGGGGCCGCGGGGCTCGTAAGGGTAATTCGAGCCCCGCTCTCGCGCTAGTGGGAGGCTGTGGGAGTTAGTTAACAGGGGTTAATTCGGTTAATTCCTCGGGTAATTCTGGTTAACAGGTGAATTCATGACGGTCATGACAAAGGCTGAGTTCGCGGATAGCCGCGGCTGGTCTCGGCCGTATGTTTCCAAGCTGGTCAGCCAGGGGCGCCTGGTGCTGACCGAAGACGGCAAGAAGATCGATGTCGAGGCCAGTCTCGCGCTGTTGGGTGATACAGCCGACCCAAGCAAGGCCGGCGTTGCCGAACGGCACCAACGCGACCGAGCAGAAAAGGGCGTGCATGCGCTCGTTTCACCGTTGGCTCCGCCATCGACCGCGCCAGGCGCTGGAGGTGGCGACAGCTACCAGAAGGCAAGGGCTCACCGGGAGACCTACCTGGCGCTGCTTGCTGAGGACGAATTCCTTAAGGGGCGCGGTGAGCTGGTCGAGCGTAAGGCGGTCGACACCGCAGCTTTCAACACCGCCCGAACCGTGCGTGACCTGATTCTGGGCCTGCCGCCCAAGATTGCCGGCGAGCTGATTGCGATCACCGATACCTGGGAAATGGAGCGCAAGCTCACCGAGCTGCTGCGAGGCGTCCTTGAGGACGCCGCCAGCCTGGTGCAGCTGGACGCCGAGATCGAGCAGGGGGCGAAGGAGCCGAACTAGCCATGCAACACGCGTATGCCGACGGTGCCGCCACGTACCGTGCGGCATACCACCGCGGCCTGGAGCTCGATCCGGAACTGTGGATCGATCAGTGGGCCGACGAGTACCAGCGCATCCCGAAGGACACCGGCGCCGCCGAGCCCGGCAAGTACCACACCGACCGCACGCCCTTTGCGCGCGAGCCGATGCGCTGCCTGTCACCGCTGCACCCATGCAAGCGCGTGGTGACCATGGTCGCTTCGCAAATGATGAAGACGCAGATCGCGCTCAACTGGATTGGCGGCAACATCCACATGGCGCCGGCCAACATCCTGGCGCTGCTGCCGAGCGAGAAACTGGCACGCCGGGTGTCCAGCCGGATCGACAAGACGATTAAAGCGGTGCCGGAGCTGAAAGATCGCGTGGCCAAGCCGCGTTCCCGTGACGCGCGCAACACGCTTGATACCAAGGAGTTCGAGGGCGGGACGCTGTACTGCACGACCGCCGGCTCGGCCGCCAACCTGGCTGAACTGGCAGCACGCTACATCTACGGCGATGAGATCGACCGCTGGGATGTGGATGTCGACAGCGAAGGCGATCCCATTGAACTGGCCGAGGCGCGCGGCACCACGTTCGGCCGTAAGGCGAAGTTCTACTTCTCCAGCTCGCCGACGATCAAGGGCGCCTCGCGCATTGACGATCTGTACGAGCAGAGCGACAAGCGCCGATATTTCGTGCCGTGTCCGCACTGCGGGCATTACCAAGTGCTGGAGTGGGCCAACCTCAAGTACACAGCCGACTACAAGCGTGTCGACTACCTCTGCAGCAACCCCGAGTGTGGTGCGCTGATCGAGGAACACCACAAGACTGCCATGCTACTGGCCGGCGAGTGGCGGGCCACAGCCACGGGTGATGGAGAAACGGTGGGCTTCCACCTCAATGCGCTCTATTCCCCATTGGGCTGGCTGTCCTGGCAGGGCTTAGCCAAGCAGTATGACAAGGCAAAAGTCGCTGCCGATCGCGGCGATAACGAGCCCATGCAGGTGTTTTACAACACCCGTCTGGCGCTGGTGTGGGATGCCGCGCAGGAGATGACCAAGGCCGCCGAGCTGAAGGCTCGCGCCGAAGATTATCGCCTTGGTACGGTGCCGCAAGGTGCGCTCATTCTCACCGCCGCCGTCGACGTGCAACACAACCGCCTTGAACTGTTGGTGATCGGCTGGGGTGAAGGGCTGGAGCGTTGGGTGGTCGATTACATTGTTGTCCCGGGTGATCCAGCCCTGCAACGCACGTGGCTGGATCTGGACGAGCAACTGAAGCGCCGGTACCAGCATGCCTCTGGCGTAGAGCTGGCCATCTGCGCCACGGCGGTCGACTCCGGTGGTCACCACACCGATGAGGTCTACCAATTCACCCGGTTACGCCGCTGGCGGAAAGTGTTCGCGGTGAAGGGGGCGAGCAAGCCCGGCCGGCCCGTGCTGGCTCAGCGCCCGTCGAAAGTCGATGTGACGTACAACGGCCAAACCGAGAAACAGGGCGCCGAGCTTTGGATCATCGGCACCGACACGGCGAAGGACTGGATCTACAACCGTTACCCGTTCGCCGACGGCCCAGGTGCATTGCACTTCTCGACAGACCTGCCGGACGAGTTCTACGACCAGGCCGTGGCAGAGCGAAAGATCACAGTCTACGTGAAGGGCTACAAGCGCACCGTCTGGGTGAAAGGCAAGGCCGAGCGCAACGAAGTACTCGACCTACTGGTTTACAACCAGGCAGCTGCCCAGTTCCTGGGACTGCATCGTTATCACCTGGGCGAGTGGAGCAAGCTGCGCGCCGCTGTCAGTCAGGGCAGCCTGTTCGCGCAGCCTGCCGCCAGCAGCAACGTTGCTGCCCTGCAGGAGGAGGCCGTAAAGGCAGCCAGCCCGCCACCCCCGAAGCCCGCATCACAACCAACCTCGCGCCGTGTATCCCGCAGCGCCTACCTCAAACGATGACAAGAGGGCCGCCGATGGCCAGCGCACAGGAGCGCCTGGACGAAGTCCGGGCGTCAATTCAAGACATCCTGACCAAGGGGCAGAGCGTCAGTAAGGGTGACCGTCGGCTGGATCGGGCGGCCCTTGCAAGCTTGCGGATGTTGGAAGAGCAGTACGCCGCCGAAGCTGCTCGCGAGGCGCGTGTCGGTCGTCCACGGCAGATCCGGTTGTACAACCGCGGCAAGGGGGCATGATGGGCTATCGACTTCGTGCCAAGCCAGCGCGGCTTCAGGTTGTAAACAGCTATGAGGGCGCCGGCCAAGGCCGTCGCGCGCAGAGCTGGGATGCTCCCGACGCTGCCCTGAACACCATTGCCATTCCGGCGCTGCCAACACTTCGCAAGCGTTCCAAGGCTGCGGTGCGCAATAACCCCTGGGCCGCCAGTGGCATCGGTAAGCGAGTTAGCAGCCTGATCGGTACCGGCATCACACCCCGCGCTCAGATAAAGGATGAAGCGCTACGCAGTGCCATCAATCAGCTCTGGAGCGACTGGACCGACGAAGCCGACGCCGACAATCTCACCGACTTCTACGGCCAGCAAGCGCTGATCGCTCGCATGGTCGAAGAGTCCGGCGAGTGCTTTGTTCGGTTGCGTTACCGCCGGCCGGAGGATGGCCTGGCGGTACCACTGCAACTGCAGATTCTGCCGCCAGAGTTCGTGCCACTGGATCGCAACTTCGTCACCCGACGCGGCAACGTCGTGCGCGCAGGCATCGAGTTCGACCAGGTTGGCCGTCGCGTGGCGTACTGGATGTGGAAGAACCACCCCGGTGATGCCCGGGCGCTGGGAACCAGCTACAACACGCTCAACCGTATACCTGCCAGCGAAGTGCTGCACATCTTCGAGCCGCTGGAAGGTGGCCAGCTACGCGGTATTCCGCGCCTGGCGCCGGTGCTGCTACGGCTCAAGTCGCTGGACAACTACGACGACGCGGTGCTGTTCCGGCAGGAACTCGCCAACCTGTTCGCCGGGTTCATCACCAAGCCCCGGCCAGATGGTCCGCCCGTTCTGGACACGCTAACCGGCCAGCCGATCCAAGCTGACTCCGACGGCACGCCGATGGTGGCCATGGAGCCAGGCACCATGCAGGAGCTGCTCGAAGGCGAGGAGGTTGTCTTCTCCGAACCGCCGGGAGCGGGCGATACCTACGTGCCATTCATGAAACAGCAGCTCATGGCGGCGGCCGCAGGCATCGAACTGCCCTACGAGCTGCTCACCGGTGATATGGCCGACATCAGCGATCGGGTTCTGCGCGTTCTGCTCAACGAGTTCAGGCGCCGTATCGAGCAGCTCCAGTTCAGCGTTTACGTGTTCCAGCTTTGCCGGCCGGTCCGCGCGGCCTGGCTCGACGCGGCCTGGCTCTCTGGAGCAATCCAGTTGCCCGACTACCAGGCAAAGCGGCGCGATTACCTGCGCACTCGCTGGGTGCCGCAAGGCTGGGCCTACATGCACCCCGTGCAGGACGTGCAAGGCAAGCTGCTGGAAATCAAGGGCGGGCTGGCCAGCCGCAGCGAGCACGCGCTGCGCAGCGGCTATGACGCCGAGGTCATCGACCAGGAAAACGCCGATGACAACGCTCGGGCCGAGAAGCTTCGGCTCAACTACACCACCGACACGGCCGATCTGGCTGGCCAGAAAGAGGAAACCCCATGAAGAAGATGACCAACCGCCTGGCGCTGGCGGTAATGCTGGGTGGCCTGGGCATCGACGCCTTCGCCCAGCCGCGCATGCTGAACTTAGAAGGTGCGCCCGACCTGAACGCCGAGCACTGGTACAGCATCCAGGCAGCTGGCGAGGAGGGCGCCAAGCCCATAGAGGTCTACATCTACGGCGAGATTGGCTTCTGGGGTGTCACCTCCGGTGACTTTATCCGTGACCTGAAAGCCGTCGACGACGGTGTGTCCGAGGTGCATGTGCACTTCGACACGATCGGCGGTGACCTCTTCGACGGCATCGCCATTCACAACGCGCTACGCGCCTTGGGTGAGCGCTGCACTGGGCAGATCGACGGAGCGTGCTTCAGCGCTGGTAGCGTAGCCGTCTGCGGCGCTCACAAGGTGCGAATGGCCGATAACGCAATGTTCATGATCCACAACCCGTGGACGTATATGGCCGGGGACAGCACCGAGCTGCGCCAGATGGCGGACATGATGGACAAGGCCTCGGAAGGCATCGTCGCCAGCTACCAGCACCGAGCGCTGAACATCGACGACGCGGAGCTGCGGCGCATGATCAACGACACCACCTGGCTCACCGCCAGCGAGGCCAAGACCCATGGTTTCGTCGATGAAGTGTTCGGCGAGGTCACGCCTCTGGTGAACAACGCAGCCCTGGGCAAGATCCTCAACCGTTACCGCAATGTGCCCGAAGCGGCGCTGCGACTGGTGGGAGAGATCGAGCCAGCAGCGCCCGAGCCGGAACCTGCTCCAGCCCCGGAGCCGGATCCAGTACCGGCTACCCCGGAAGCCGCAGAACTGGCGGCAAAGCTTGCAACCGACTGCGCCCAGGCCGGCTTGACCAACTGCGTCAGTTACCTGATCAAGGCCAGCGCCTTGGCCAGCGCCGATGCTGTGCAGTCGCACTTCAATCGAGCCAAAGACGTCCGCGCCGCCTGCCTGGTGGCCAAGGTGCCAGATGAAGCCCAGGAGTTAATCGAAGCCGGTCTTACGGGCGAGCAAGCTCGAGCCAAGCTGTTCGACAAGCTGGCGACCAGCAGTAGTCAGGTCCAGATCGATAACAAGCCCGCACTTCCTGAAAACCAGTCGGTGGCAACAGCTAAGTCGGTCGATCCCGATGCCATTTACAACAGCCGCAAACCCAAAGCCTCATAAGGAGGAAACATGACTATCAAAACCGAAGGCGTACACGCCGGGGAATTCCTCCTGTCGGAGGCGCGCGGCTATCGCAGCCGCGAAAACATCATCATCAGCGCCGGTGCTGGCAAGCTGCTGGCGGGAACGCTTATCTCCATTCTTACCTCGGCGAATGCCGGCCAGTCCACGCCAGCAGCTGGGAATACCGGCGACGGTGTGTTGAGCAATGTCCTCGTATCCAGCACGGCCGTTTCTGGCAGCTATCTGGTTGAGGTTACATCTGCGCCTGCAGATGGCGCTAAGTTCACGGTTAGCGACCCCACTGGAAAGGAAATCGGCAAGGGTGTGGTAGGTACCCAATTTTTAAACAAGGGGCTGGCATTCGATCTGGCCGAGGGCGCTACCAAGTTCGTCAAGGGTGACGCGTTCACCATCGCCGTTAAGGCAGGTCTCGGCGAGTGGGTGCCCTACGACGACGATGGTGACAACGACGGCCGCCGTGCAGCCTCTGGTGTTCTCTGGGCCGGCGTGGACGCTACTGAAAACGATGTGCAGGGCGTTGCAATCGTTCGCGACGCCGAGGTGATCGACAGCCTGGTTATTGGGCTCGACGCCCCCGGGCAGGCCGACCTTCTGGCCGCTGGTGTAATCGTCCGCACCTCCAACCCGGACTATCCCACGCTCGGCGAGTGAACCTCCGCCCACCTGACACCCTGAGCCCCGCAACTGCGGGGCTCGTCATTTCTAGGAGCCTGACATGGCTGAGATTACGATTTTCGAAGATGACGCCTTCAGCGTCACCAACCTGCTGACTGTGATCAACGAAGAGCACGTAGTGCCTGGCCAGATCGCGGCCGCTGGCCTGTTCGAGGAGCAGGGCAGCACCACGGTCACCCAGCAGATCGAAAAGGATGGCATGACCCTGCGTCTGGTTGAAGCCAAACCCCGCGGTGGCGTTCCCCAGGTCGTCACCGGCGACAAGCGCAAGATGATTCCTTTCAACACCGTGCACCTGCCAGAAACCTTCAGCATCTACGCTGACGAGATCCAGGGCATCCGTGCTTTTGGCTCACGCACCGAACTGCAATCGGCTGAAGCGGTGGTTGCTGCTCGCATCCGCAAGTGTCGCCTGCAGATGGAGCTGACTCACGAGTACCAGCGTATCGGCGCTATCAAGGGCCTCGTGCTCGACGCGGATGGTACGACCGAGTTGCTGGATATCTATCATGCCTTCGGTATCAAGCGCCCGGTGGCTTTCTCTCTGGGCCTCGATAAGCCCGACACTGATGTTAGCGTTGTGCTGACTGAAGTGCTGGATAAGCAGGAAACTGCGCTGGGCACTACCCCGTCCAGTACCTCTCGTGGCTACGCGGGCAAAGAGTTCTGGGCCAAGCTGATCGCTCACAAGAACGTCCGTGAAACCTACCTCAACACCCAGCAGGCAGCAGCGCTGCGCGGTGATCGACGCGGCACGTTCGAGTTCGGCGGGGTGATCTGGGAGCGCTACAAGGGCCAGTTGGGCGCGAAGCATTTCGTTGACCCTAAAGAGGCTCACATCGTCCCCGAAGGTGTGCCAGGCCTGTTCATCACCGCTTTCGCGCCTGCTGATTACATGGAAACGGTGAACACGCTCGGTCTGCCTTTCTACTCCAAGCTGGAGCGCATGCCCTACGACAAGGGCATCGCGGGCGAGGCTCAGTCCAACCCGCTGCACCTGTGCACCAAGCCGCTGGCTGTGCGCACGGTAACCATCTGACGTGGCCGGCTTCGGCGAGGCGATGGCGGCAGTCGATGCCGCTATCGAAAGCAGCCTAACCGACGGCAGCGCCGACTTCCTTGCCAGCAACGGCACCCTGCAGCGGCACGGCCTGGCCATCATGCTCGACAAGGAGGTCGAGCGGTTCGACCAGGTGGGCGGCGGCGTCAGCCGTGCGGTGACCATCAGCGTGCGCATTGCTGCTCTCGGGCAGTACGACCGCCAGGGCGCCTTCAAGCTCGACAGTTGCCAGTGGGGTGCCGATGGCAAGACCTGGCACCTCGACGGCATCGTGAGCGATGACGGCGCCTGGATCACCTTCTACGTGGTGCCCTGACATGCCGACCGACATTCAATCCGAAATCATCGCCGAGCTGATCAAGCGGCTGGGTGTTGTCGAGTCGTTCGGCGCCGAAGTCCTCGAGGACAACGTGCTTCGCGTGATCGATGCCGAGGACACGAGCGGCCTGCGGGATGACTTCATCATCATCCAGGTCGGCCAGACCGAGGACGTCGAGCGTAAAACGCCCGGCAGTGTCCGCGAAGCGGTCACGTTGAACATTACTGCCATCACCCGCCGGCGTAGCTCGGGCCCTCTGCTGCGTGCTGCCAGGCTTGGCATCAAGTGCGCGCTGCCCGGCCAGAAGGCAGGGCTGACAACCCAAGGCGTGCAGACAGTCACCTTCCTACCCGACACACCCATGCCGGCCCCGCCGGGCCGGCCCTGGGCATGCCATGTGATGCCGATTCAAGTCGGCTACGTGCAGCCCCTCAAATGAGGAACCCGTAATGCCCAAGATCAAAATCACCCAGGCGTTCAACTTCCAATCTGGTGGTGTGACCAAGCACTACGAGAAGGGCGAACAGGACGTGCCCCAGGCCGTAGCAGATCACGCAATCGCGCGTGGTTACGCGCCGGCTCCGAAGGAGCCTGAAGGCGCTGCGGCCAAGTCGGCCGCTGATCCTGCTGCTGACAAAGCCGCCAGCAAGGCCTGAGCAATAACCCCATTCGACAGAGGTAGCCTCAATGTCTCAGATTGACCGCTCGTTCATCGGCGAGGGCATTGCCTATGCTCGCGCCTATCAGTCCCAAGATCCGCTGCTGGACATGGGCAACTGCGATGCCTTCAACATCGCATTCACCACCAATCGCCAGACGCTTCCGAATTACCGTGGCGGCGGCGGTAACCGCAACGCGCGTGAGCCCGTCACCGACGTGACCGCTACTGTCGGTCTGTACGACCTGACCGATACCAACGTTGCACGTGTAACGCGCTCCACGATTCAGAACGTGGCAGCCGGTGTGCAGACAGATGAGCCGGCCATCGCGGGCGGTGTTGAGGGGGAACTGATCCCGTTCAAGCATCTCCCAGACCTATCCAAGCCGATCACCGTCAAGGGGGCTGACGATACGCCGCTCGAGGCAGGTATCGATTATCTGCTTACCCCGCATGGCATTCTGCGCACTGCTGTGTCCAAGATCACCGCGGCAGGTGTGTTGTTCACTTACACCAAACGGGAATCCAGCGCGCTGCAGATGCTTAATGGCAGTGCGGTGGAAATGGAGATATTCATCGCGGGCCTCAACGATGCGCAGAGCGGCGAGCCCTACACGTTGCGCCTGCGCCGCGTGAAGTTCGGCATGCTGGCTTCGCTGCCGGTGTTCGGTCAGGAGTACCTGAAGCTGGAAGGCCCGGCCGAGCTGCTGGCTGATCCGCTGGTATTGGCCAACGACATCAGCAAGTTCTGCCAGATGGATATTGTCAAGGCAGCGTGACGAGCCAGGCCATGGACGGCCGGCTGTTTCTCGAATCAGCACTGATGGTGTTAGATTCCATCCTTTTTGGGAGGGAGCCCTATGTCGCTGACCCAGTGCCAGACCTGTAAGGCTGTGATCGCATCATCCGCAAGGGCGTGCCCTCAATGCGGTGCACGGCGCGGTCTCGGTAGGACTCTTGTGTGGGCGTTCCTCATCGTCATCGCGATTGGGTTCTCGGCGATATCGCTTCGTGGCGTACCTCCCGAGCCCCGGGAGAGTGGCGCGCAGCAAGTAGCCCAGGAGGCGGCTTCGGTACCCTCGAAACAAGATGCCGTAGTAGCTGGTGAGCTGCTGCAGATCGCCCCCGACTACGCGCCGGATGTAGCGCGAATGCTGAATCACCTTATGGCGAACTACCCTGCATGTCAGCAGGAAATCCAGCCAGTAACAGCCGTCGCGGTCAAAGCCCCCCGCAATCCCGCTAACCCGGATTTCACTGTTGTTTGTGGCAAGCCGAAGAAGGTGCTCGTGCACTTCAGCTGGATGGATGGGGTGAATAATCAAATCCCTGCACAGCCTGCTGCACCTGATGTAGTGAGCCGGTCTCAGGCGGCTGATGCTTGTGAGACCGCGGCAAAGGAAGCTCTAAGTCGACCAAGCACGGTCAACTTTTCACGCGCATGGTCAGCTGCGTTTCAGGATCGTCCTGATGGAACTGCCGTCTTTCAAACGACGTTCACCGCTGACAATGATTTGGGTTTCGAAAGTAAGTTCGAGATCACATGCCTTTTCACGGGCCACACGATGTCATCGGCTACTTTCCGGCCAGCAGGCTAGCTGAAAGAAAGTTTATTCAGACCCGCTCCGGCGGGTTTTTTTTCGCCTGGAGAAAAGCATGGCAGGCATCAAAGAGCGGCTGATTCAGTTCATCCTGCGCGGCAAGGACGAGCTGTCGCCGGAGGCCAAGAAGTCGACCGATGCGCTTGAGGAACTGCGCAACGAAGCTGCCTCGCTGAATGAACAGCTGGACAGCTCAAAAGGCGAGCGCGGCCTAGTGCGAGATATGCTGGCGACCCAGCGTGCCCTCGAGCAGTCGCAACGGGTGCTGGCTCAGACCGATGAAAGCATCAAGGAGCTGCGCGCTGCGCTGGACGAAAACCCCGGTGGTGCTGGCCTGAAGCAGTCCTTGAAGGATGCAGACAGGGAGGCGGCGCGACTGCGCCGTGTCATCGCTGGCCTTTCCAGCGACCTGGGTGAGCATGAGAAGGCCGCAAAGGCCGCTGGGTTGGATACCAGCAAGCTCGCTGAGGAAGAAAAGCGGCTCGCCCGAGAGCTGGAGGCTGCAAAGACTGCGCTGGCCAATAATGGTCAGCAGCTCCGCGAGCTGGAGCGTGAGCAATCACGTGCAAGCCGTGCCGCGGCGGAGCATTCCAGCCGTCTTGGCGCTGTGCGCGAGGCGATGGCAAGCGGCGGCCGGCAGATCCTCGGCTATGTAGCGGCCTATGTTTCGCTGAATGCCGTGTTCGGTTTGGTTCGCTCAGGCCTCAACCTGGTTTCGCAGGGCATTCGTGCTGTCATTGCCGATGGCTCTGACAAAGAGCAGGCGCTGGCCCAGCTCGAAGCGACGCTGCGATCCACGGGCAATGCAGCGGGGTTCACGGCCGAGCAGCTGCTCGAAATGGCGGATGGCTTCGAGAAATCCTCGATGCTCACCGCCGAGCAGGTCCAGGCCGCACAGACGCGTCTGCTCAGTTACACCGATATCGTCGGTGATCAATTTCCGAAAGCGATGCAGATCGTTATCGATCAGCAGCAGCGCCTCGGGCTCAGCGCCGAACAGTCCGCCGAGATCGTCGGGCGGGCACTTCAGTCGCCGGTCGAGGCCATGGGCGCCTTGGGGCGGCAGGGCTTCAAGCTAGAAGATGGCCAGAAGCGTCTACTTCAGCAGCTGGTGGCCACGGGTAAAACAGCCGAGGCGCAGGCGGTCATCATGGACATGATGACCGAAGCCTATGGCGGCGCCGCTGCTGCCGCCCGGATGAATACGGCGGCTGGTCTCTGGAAGACGCTGACCGATCAGTTCGGCGACTTCGCCTCGCGAGCATCTAACAGCGGTGCGTTCGAGTTCGTGCGCAACAAGCTCCGTGAGGTCAGCGACGGTCTGGATGCCATGGCCAATGACGGCCGGCTTGACCGCTTGGCCAAAGGGCTCAGCGATGCGTTCATTCAGGGGGCTCAGTGGGTTGAGAAGTTCGCCCGGCAACTGGCCGATGTGGATTTCGGTCGGCTGGCCGATGACAGCGCGAGCTGGCTGAGCAATTTCGGCAAGCACCTGGACGAGACCTCGCAGAAACTCAGCGCCTTTGTGCTGCCGTTCCGTGCCTTGTTCAATGGCCTGACCGCTGGCCTGTCACTGGCCGCGGCAGCTATCACCAGCAAGCTGAGCGAAGTTCTCGGCCTGATCGAAGTGGTGGCCGAACGGCTGCCGGAGTCTCTCGGCGGGCCAAAGTTGCAGGCCGCGGTCCAGCAAGCGCGGGGTGTACTGGATGGCATGACCTCCGGTTTCGTCGCTCAGGTCGAGCAGGATGGCAAGGATCTGCAAGCGGCATGGGAGGCCGCGCTGGGAGGCGTGGCCGACAGTACCAAGAGCACGATGGATGAGGTGACCGAGACCATCAAGCTCGACACCGTCAGCCAGGCTGACTACGTACGCCAGGCCGTCACGTCGATGCAGGGGGCGCTGGATCAGCTCAGTGCGGCCAAGACGGTCGCGCAACTGCGCCAGATTGGCGAAGAGATGTACGCCGCTTATCAGCGCGGCGATATCAGCCAGCAGGAGTACTCCGCGACCTCTGTCGAGCTAAACCAGCGCCTGGGTGATCTGGGCGGAACTACCAAGAGCCTGTCGAAGGCTGTGGGTATCGCGGCAGAAAGCCTCAAGTCCTTGAGCGATGTGCAGCGTGCGATCAGCGATGCCAAGACGGATCGCGACATCGCCGCCATTCGTACGGCCCTGCAGACGCTGTACGGTAATGCGCAGCTCACCGCCTCGGAATACAACACCGAGCTGACCAAGCTGACAACCCGGCAAAAGGAACTGGCCAAGGCCGTGCAGGGCGGCAAGAAAGCCCAGGACGACAAGAACCAGTCCGACAAGGACGCCATCGTCACCAGCGAGCAGCTACGACGCGAGTCTGGCAAGCGCATGGAGGCGGAGCGGCAGGCCGGCGACGCGGCCATGCAGCAGCGGCGCAAAGAGTCCAGCGACGCCCGCAAGGATATGGGCGCCATGGCCGGCTTCTACGATGGCGTGATGAACGCCGCCCGGGGGCCGCTCGCCTCGCTGAGCGCCGCGGCGCTGGAAGCCTTCGACCGGCTGCGCGGCATCAAGACTGCCGACATGAACATCGACACCAGCAGCTTGGATGCCACCACCGATTCGCTGGAGCGTGTCAGCAAGGCGCTGGGCGACGTACGCGCCAACATGAACAGCCCGTTCACCGGCCCTTTGGGTCGCTGGCAGTTGGACATGCAGGAGGCCAGCCTCAAAACGCAGCAGGCGTACCTGGGCCAGCAAGCTCAGCTCCAGCGGCTACTTGAGAAGTACCAGAGCGGCGCCCTGAGCACGCGGCAGTTCGAGAGCGCTGCCCGTGGCCTTCGCCGTAGCCTGAGCCTCTTGGATGATTCCGATCTGAGCAGCCTGGACGGGGCGATCAAGTCCGCCCAGGACAGCATGGAGCAGATGGGGCACTCGACGCGCTCGACGTTGGAAAGCCTGCAGGATGAGCTGGACGGCCTGCAGGGGCGCACCGAGGACATCGAGCGGCGCCGGTTTGCTGCGCGGCGGCGTGAACTGGAGGCACAACTGGCCGAGGCCAATGCCGGCGGCGACAGCCAGGCGGTGGCGAACGCCAGCCGGGCGCTGGGCATGCTGCGGCAGATCGAGGCCGAGTCTGCACAGCAGCGGCAGGCGGAAGAGCAGAAGCGGCGGCAGGAGGAACTGGCCAAGGCCAACCCCGCGTCGGCGGCACAGCCTGCTGCGCAGCAGCCTTCCACCATCGTCCGGCTGGAGCTGCCCGGGCGGGCGCCGGTAGACGTTGCGGTCGGTAGTGCAAACGATGAAACCAACCTGCTCGCCATCCTCGAGGATGCCGGGCTGAGGACGCGGTAAATGCCCAACCAGATCACCCTGGCCGGTATCGCACTCGACGACCACCACGAGTGGACGGACGAGTTTCAGTGGAGCGCCATCGAGCAGGAACAGGAACGATCGCTCAGCGGTGCGCTGATCGTGCAGGAAGGCGTCAAAAAGTACGGCAGGCCCATCACCCTGGCGGCGAACAATGCGGCCTGGACGCCGCTCGCTGTCGTTCGGCAGCTCGAGGAGCTGCGCGATCAGCTCGGCCTGGTCATGCCGCTGGAGCTGGCTGACGGTCGAGCCTTCCACGTGATCTTCAACCGCGTGGACGGTGACCCGCTGGAGGCGCAGCAGCTCGTACGTGAGGTCGAGCCCAGGCCCGATTCGGATTACCTGATCACGTTGCGGCTGATAACCGTGGCGCCGCCGCCAGAGCCTCCGGCGTCGCCTTGAAGGCGTCGCCCAGCTCGCACATTCCCACACCCGCCACGGCGGGTTTTTTATGCCCGGAGATTGGCTGGCATGACCATCACTAGCAACGACGTGAAACTGCTGGAATCCCAGCGCCTGACTGACGCCGACGATGGTGGCGGCCGCGCGACTGGCAAGGCCATCGTCGATGGCCAGGTGAACAACCTGTTCCCGGACATCAGCCGGCTCGACCGCACCATCGGCCGCATCAACCTACGCAAGGTCAGCGCTGGGGTGATGACCGAGAACGCCGACGCTTACCTGGGCGCCCACGGCATCGTCACACAAGGGCCGGCAGATCCGCGTGTCAATGTGCTGCTGTTCAACACCGGCAGCCAGACCGACGTGCGTACCGACGCCCAGGATCTCATCGAGAGCTACGTTGCTGCGGCGTCGACGGCTCAGTTCGACCTGCTCGGTACCCAGCTTGCTGGCCAGCGCGCCATCGCGTGCGTGCAGCGCGAGGAGCAGCGCATCCCTGAAAGCGGCGATGTTTTCCAGCTCGCTACCGCCACGACAGCCCAGTACGTGCGCGTGGTAGGTGTCGAGTCGCGCCTTGAGCAGTTCACCTATGACTACGGCAATGCCAACTTCGTGAACTTCACCCGACGCCGGCTGGATCTGCAACTCTCCGCGCCGCTGCTGACCGCCTTCCCGGGTGGCCAGGTGACGCCGGCCGGCACCACGGCCACTGCGCTGGATGGTGCCGCCAAGGCCCGCGTGCTGAGCACTCAGGTAGCCGATGCGGCGCGTTATTACGGCATCAGCCCACTGGCCGATGCAGTGGCGCTTGGCGCGCTCACCGTGCGCGTGGAAAGTGTGTATGCCCAGCTGGTACCAAGCACCACGAAGGAATCGGCGCTGGTCGACCTGCTGGGCGGCTACCAGCGGCAGCTCTACATTCCGGCCGGCCCAGCGCGCACGGTGAACCTGAGCGTCGCGGCCGGGGCCGTGGCTGGCGAGTCGCGCACCTTCCTGGGTACCGGCTGCGCGCCTGGCACCCTGACGCTGACAGCAGGCGACGGTGTGTTCACCGACGACAGCAAGGGCGCGCTGCGCTACGTGAGCGGCAGCAACTGGATCACGTCCGGGCGTGTCGACTATCAGACCGGTGAGGTCACCCTGGTGCGCACCGGCAGCAGCTGGGCCGGCAACGCCAGCGCGACCTACCGCCCAGGTGCCGCCGCCACCGGCGACACCATCACCGGTGAATATCGGGTCACGCTGGGCAATCGCGGTTACGTCTACACCCTGAACCTGGCCGGTGCCATCCCGCGGGCCGGTACGCTGTCTGTCTCCTACCTGGCCCTGGGCAAATGGTATGAGCTGCGCGACTACGGAGACGGGCTGCTGACCGGCGAGGGCGCCGGCACCATCAGCATGGCCACCGGCTCGGTCAGCCTGACGCTGAACGCACTACCGGATGTTGGCAGCTCGCTGGTGTACAGCTACGTCAGCTCGGCTGACGACACCATCACCAGCCACGCCGGCGCGGCAGTAACGCCGGAGATCGAGGTGCGCTACACGTTGCCCGGTGGCGGTATCCAGCCGGGGAGCCTGACGGTCTCGTTTACCGCCGGCACCGCGCTGACCCTCGCCGATGATGGCCTCGGCCAACTGAGCGGCAACGGCGGTACCGGCACCATCGTGTATGCGACCGGTGACCTGGTGATGAAGCTGAGCGCGCCGCCGGCCTCCGGCATCACCTATACGTTCCGCCGCGGCGCCGTCGACGACGCGCCGCTGAGCGTGACCAGCGACGGCAGCGGCATTGCGACGTTCACGATTCCCGGCGCGCCGCTCAAGCCGGGTAGCGTGCGGATCGACTGGCTGACAACGCGCCGCCAGTCGGCGCCGGCGATCAACTGGAAAGTGATCGAGAGCGGCAACGCGCTGCCGGTTTACGACGGCACGACCGAGGTCAGCAACACCGCCAGTGACAACGGCGCCGGAGGTTGGCAGGGCGGGCGCAATGGCTCGATCAACTACCAGACCGGCCAGTGCACCCTGCAGGTGGCTCGCCTGTATGACTACATCGAGTACACCTACAGCAACCGCGCCAGAAACAACACCACCGGGCCGTACACCGAGCCGGTGCTGGTGACCACGCCGGTGCAGCAGCGCGAGGCCTTCGCCGGCACGCTCTCGGCCAAGTCGCAGGCCGCCGGGGTGAGTTCGGACGAAGCCACGCACACCCAGGCGCAGCCGCCGATCACGGTCGATCTGCTGCCTGGTGTGGGCGCCGCCATCGTGCCCGGCTCGCTGCTGTTCAGCTGGAACGGTTCGCTGTACACCGATCGCAGTGGGATCCTGTACCGCGACGTATCCAGTGCCACGAACGGTGGCGTGGCGGTCGGCGCGGTCGACTACGTGGGCCGCACCGCGACCATCAACAGCTACACCGGCAATGTGCTGGGCGCTGTGACACTGCTGGCCTGCCTGACCGCATCAACGGGCTTTGGCGTGACGGCGGCGACGTTCCGCACGCCGGGCGCCCCTCTGCGCGCTGGCAGCATGCAGGTGACCGCCGTGCGCGCGGACACCGCCCAGGTGGTCACCGCGGTGGCAGACCTGAATGGCGTTTTCGCAACCGGCATCATCCGCGGCACCGTCGACGCCGCCACCGGTATCGCCCGGCTGACGTTCACCACCAACCCCGACGATGAGTCGGGCGAGAGCGACGTGCCGGTGATCCCGCTGCTGACGCGCTACAACGCGGTGGTGCAAACGCGGCTGCCACTGGATGCCGGCCTGCTTGGCCTGGATCCGGTGCGCTTGCCGGCTGACGGCCGTGTGCCGATCTACCGCGAGGGTGACGTGCTGGTGGTCCACCACACTGCCGAGACGGTGATCGCGTCGCCGCAGGGTGGCGCCACGGTCACGCTCGACAGGCAACAGCAGGCGAACATCGAGGTGGTGGACAGCGACGGCCACGTGCTGCGTGCTTCGTCGTTCGAAGGCGACCGCGAAAAGGGCACGGTGACCTGGGCGAACCCGCTGGTGCTGCAAACCGAAAACGGTACGCCGGTGAGCACACCGCTGATCATTCGTGATCGCGTCGAGCACATGGCTCTTTGCGTCGAGGTTCAGATCACCGGGCAGGTGGGGCTGAGCTCGCCGATCCCGTGGGATCTGCCGGCCGGAGAGGCGATGGTGTCGAGCGCGGTGACCTGGGGCGACCTGCAATCGCGGGTACACACCTGGTTCACCCAGCAGACCTGGAGTCAAGGCGCGCCCAACTGGGCAGATCGGCCGGAAGGCAACACCACCACGGCGAACTACAACCAGCTGAGCTACCCGCCGGTAATCACCAATGCCGGCGCCATCGCCGGCAAGTGGGCGCTGGTGTTCACCAGCAACACCTCATTCAACGTGGTGGAGCAGCAGCTCGGCGTGATCGCCACCGGCAGCACGGGCAGCGACCTGTCACCCATCAACGCCCTGACCGGCCAGCCGTATTTCACGATCCGGCGCGAAGGCTGGGGCACCGGCTGGGCGGCTGGTAACGCCGTGCGCTTCAACACCGATTCGGCGCTAGGGCCGATGTGGGTGATCCGTACGGTCATCAGTGGGCAGGGCACCGTCAACGATGACCAGTTCAAATTGCAGATTCGTGGAGACGCAGACTAATGGCCAATGCAGTGCTTTATACGCACCTTGACCCGGGTGCTACCCCAGCGACCCTGGGTTCACAATATGGCGTGGTCATGTTCTATAACCTGCTGGTTCCTTGCCTGGTTAATGGCTATGGAACGGGAGCAGATGCAAAGCCTGGCCAGGGTTGGACTCTGGTGCATGCCGACCTGCCGCTGGGCTTTAAGCTCAGGGCGCCAGATGGCGTGTACTACACCTTCTACCGCGGATCGGTATGGAATGATCGTGGCTTTCGCCCAAGCTGCCAGATTTACATTTCCGAGACCCTGACTGATATCGCGGCCTATCCTCCGACTGGCCAGAACGTTCGATCTGGCCCCTTCGCCTCAAGCTCTGCAAGTGGAAACAGGCACTGGGTCTCCTGCGGCTGGTATCAGAACTGGCAAAACGTTGGTTGGACGATTGTGGCCAGAGGGTCGCAGGTCTACATCTCGTTCGTGACCTACTACGACATTGATAACGGAAATGGAGAAAGCCCCACCAACGGAGGTTATAGCGGGAGCTATGGTGGCGAGATTTTTCTAGGCAATGTGGCCTTCAAAGACCAAACGATTCCGAAGTCGGGTGCGCAGAACCATATGGTGCTGGGCGGTGGCGAATACGCCGAGAACCATGACTTCACCTCTGAGATGGCCTACTCCTACCTGAATGCCTATGGGCGTAGCCGGTTGAGAAGCCCGCTTAGTGGCACGATTGAGCTGGGTGCTCTCCCAGCGATGCGGGCACACCCCAACATCTACACTGATTACGGTGGTTTTAAGCTGGACGTTGACTTGACGCCTCCAGACTTTGTAATCGAGCGCAGGCCGTTTTGGGATAGTGGTTACGTGGGGTACATTCCAGGGGTTTTCATCAGTACCTACTACACGCACCGTAGGGTTCCGGCGATTTTGCGTCGGTTTGACCGCTCTCCCGTCTGGAGTGAAGCACTAAACCCCATCGACTTTGGCGGCGAGCCCTTCTACTTGGTGCCAACTGGGTATGGGACGGCAATCGTGTCTTTGCTTGAGAAATACTGGACATGAACCCCATCACCGTCACCCAGGTGGGTGTGTTCCGTCAGCTGCACGTGATCGCCGACAAGCTGCGCCGAAACTTCTCCACCAAACCGGTGAAGGGTCTGATGTTTGCCAAGTTCACCGTGCTCAGGGTGCCTATCTCCGTTGAGGTCAGGCGGGAAGGGGAGCCGTCTAAAGACTTCATGTTGACCCTATCAGACACCTCCACAGGTGGGCTGCTGGCCATCTATTCGAAGGATTCCTTCAACCCGCAGTGGTTTGCCCGTACGGCGATCTACCGCGAGGTGCTGGCCCAGGCCTATGAGTACAGCGAGCCGCGCCTCGGCATGTCGCGCTGGCCAACCCTCAGCGAGACGGCCAACCACCTGCTGTTCAACCTGACTGAGAGCGACGGCGGCAACCAGGTACCGACCGTGGATGCGCGGCTGAAGGCGGCCGCCACAGTCGATTCGGTGTGGGCGTCGCGCGAGACGGTGATCGTCGAGCGCATGGACGATGGCCAATGGCGGGTTGCCGGTTATGGCCGCACCCTTGGTGACGGCCTGGGCGACATCGACCTGAAGGTGACCACGTCCGGCACGGTCTACGCCATCGCGCTGGATGACTTCGGCGTGACCTTCGTGCCGGGCTTGGCCGTAGCGGTTGGCGATCGAGTGCGGCCGGCGGCCTTCGGCGGCTGGGTCTACGAAGTGACCGAACCGGGCGAGCTGCCGGCGGCTGAGCCGGAGTGGTGGCCAGCGATCGGCGAAAACCCCTCACGCCCGCTTGGCACTGCCCGAGCGATCGCCGTGCGTTACTACCGACCGTTGGTCCATGGCCCGGTGCCTGTCGAGAGAATCTGATGCTTGCAATCACTGTTGGTGGTGGCTGGGGCCGTGCGGCTGCAGCCGATCGCCAGGGCGTATCTATGCCTTGGGGAGCGACACGGGCCGCCGACCTCGGCGCCGGCGCGCGCTGGGAAATCGCCATCGCTCAGGACGGTGCCGATCAGCGCGCAGTCTGGGCGATGGTGCCAGCGGCAGACATGTCGCGGGCTTCGGCTTGGCACGAGGCAATGCGCCGCGACGGCGTCGTGCAGCGCTCACCCTGGGTGGATGTGCCGCGCAAGGATGCGCTGCTCGGCGTGGGCTGGGATCACACCATACGCCCGGTGGAGCTGAGGCTGCGGCTGATCTACAACCCGCTGCCCGCGCGCAAAGAGCTGCTGCTGAGCGTGGGTGTGCGGCGGGTCAATGAGTTCGGCCCACGGTATGACGCGGCCACTGCCCTGCAGGACAGCCTCTATGTGCCAGGCACTGGCCCGCTGGTGTTCTCGTTCGGCGGGCGACCGTACTTCCCTTCGACGGCGCCGCAGGTGTACTTCGATTTCCGGTACGAGTCCGAAACGCCGCGGATCCAGCCGGCCGATACCGGCAGCATCGCGGTGCGCTGGTCTAGTGCCCGGCGCCTGAACCTTGGGTATCGCGTGCCGTGGGGCAGGGCAAGGGTGCTCGATGGCGCGCTCACCGGCATCGAGTACGTGGACTACCCCGGGCCGGTTAAGCCGATACCGGTGCCGCCACCTGATCCCACCATTGTGGATACCTACATGATCGCCAATACCGTCAACCTGGTGGTGCTGCCCTCACGCACGCCGCTCGAGGCGAAGAACCTGCGCGTCAGCCTGGACGCCGACAGCTTCAGCTGGAAGTTCAGCGCGGACATCTTCACCCAGGCTGCACTGAATCTCGTGCGGCCTGGCGTTGATGGCCAGCGTGAGGTTGAGCTGGATATCAACGGCTGGCGTTGGATCCTCATCGTCGAGCGCTACAGCCGGCAGCTGAAGTTTCCGACCGAGGCGTACAGCATCACCGGCGCCACTCGCACCCAGCTACTGGCCGAGCCCTATGCGCCGCTACGCACCTCGCTGAACAGTGCGCCGATCACGGCCCGCCAGGTAGCCGACGATGAGCTGCTGAATACCGGCTTCACCATCGAGTGGGACACCGAGAATGTCGGCCCGCATGACTGGACGTTCCCAGCCGGCGCGCTGAGCTACCAGTCGCAGACGCCGATGCAGGTCATCGCCCGCATCGCTGAAACGGTGGGCGCCATCGTTCGGCCTGCCCGCGACAGCGACACGCTCGAGGTTCGGCCCCGTTACGTGGTGCCGCCGTGGGAGTGGGGCGCGACGGATGCACCGGTCGACCGCATCATCCCACCGGCGATGCTCACCCAGCTCGACGGCGAGTGGACGCCGCAGCCGGCCTGGAATGCCTGCTATGTGTCGGGCACCAGTCACGGCGTATCGATGCTGGTCCGCCGGGCTGGCACTGCCGGCGACAACCCGGCGCCGGACGTTTTCGATGACTGGATCACCGGCGAGGAAGCGAACCGCGCACGCGGCGTTCATGAGCTGGCCAAGGGCGGCGACATCGAGATCGTCGGCTTCCGCCTGCCGCTGTTCCACGCGAGTGATGATCACGGCGTCGGCCTGGTGCTGCCCGGCATGCTCTGCCGCGTGCTGGAGTCTTCCGGCGCCTGGCACGGCGCCTGCCTATCGACCGAAATCAGTGCCGAGGGCACCGGCGCTGTGCGCGTCGCGCAGAACCTGAAGCTGGAGAGACACTACTGATGGCCACCGTGAACCCCTGGAAGCGCTTCGTCGGGCTGCTGCCCGGCGGCGTGCGCACGGTTGCCATCGTGCGCAGCATCGATACCACCGCCGGCATCAGCACCGTCGAACTGCGCACGGGCACCCGAATCGCCGTGCGCGGCGTGGACGTGCCCAGCGGCAGCAAGGCCTATATCGCTGACGGCACGATCACCGGGCCGGCGCCGAACCTGCCGCACTACGACGTCGACGTTTAACCCCAATCAATCCATGAGGAGCCAGCGATGCAGCCGGCCTGTATAGACCTGCCCGTTACAAAAGGCACCGTGCGCCAACCCCTGCTGCTGATGCAGCCCTTGTTCGCTTACCCACCGATTGCCGGCATCCTCGAGGAGGCGCCGCTACGCCTTTCGGTGCCGGCGCATGGCTTGCCCAGCGACTGGCCGGTGTGGCCGGAGAAGGTCATCGGCTGGAGCGCGCTCAACCTCGACCGCACGCGCGAGGCGGGCCGCCTTGCCAGGGTGATCGACGCCGACACCATCGAGTTCAACGAGCTCACCGCCAACGGCGAGCGCATCACCGGCGGGCGTCTGGCCTACCGGCTGCCCATCGACCTGATCGGCTGCCGCGCCGAGCTGGTGATCAGCCCGGCCGGGCTCTCGCCCATCACCTTCAGCACCACCGCTGGCGGCCTTGCGATCACCGGCCCGGGCCGGCTGCTGCTGGAGATCGCTGCCGACCAGTCTGCTGGCTTCGCGTGGGAGTCCGCGCCGTATGCGCTGCGCATCACCTGGAGCGATGGCAGCGAACAGGAGTACCTGCGCGGTCGGGTTCTCAACGGGGGCTGCTGCCATGGCCGATGAATCGCCCTTGGTGGTGATTGAGCTGCAGCCGATCGCCGTGATGGTCCAGCCGCAGCAGGTGGCTGTTGTCGCCGTTTCGGCTGGCGGCCAAGGCCCGCCCGGCCCGCCCGGCATTGGCGGCGCCCAGATCAGCGCCGAACCGAACAACCGACTGACCCAAAAAGAAGATGGGCTGCACGTCTCTGACGACTTCCAGCCTGACCCGCTTGCCCACTACATACTCGCAAAAGGCTGAACGCTATGACTATGGAAACCCGCCTGATCGCCCTGGCTAATGCCATCGGCACCGACATCAAGAACCTCACCGCCAAGCAGGGCGACCTGACCAGCCTGCCCACCCAGGCCAAGGGCAACCTGGTGGCGGCCATCGCCGAGATTTACAGCCTGATGGGGCAGGCCAGCGCTGTGATCGACGACACCGCCGGCGACGGTGCCACAAGCGTCACTTGGTCGGCGGACAAGATCCACGACACCATCGAGCTGGCCAAGGTCGCTGTGAAGGACTCGATCCTGGGCGGCGCATCCGAGGCATACGACACCCTGCTCGAGCTGGAACAACTGGCCACGGGCAATGCTTCGGCCGGCGCCGCCCTGGCAACGGCAGTTGCCAACCGCGTGCGCTACGACGAAGCGCAGACCCTCACCGTCGCGCAGAAGCTGCAGGCCTGCACGAACATCGGTATCGGCAATCCCGAGACCGACTTCGCCGCGGCCTACGCCACTGCCAAGGCGTGACCCATGACTCTGGTAGCGCGCGTGATCGCGCTAGCCCAGGCTGTGGCCGCTGATATCAAGGCTATTCAGGCCTCGCTTGCCGGGCTTGGTACAGCTGCAAGGAAGAGCGTCACCACGTCGTCCGTCGACCTCACCGCTGATCGAGTCCTTCGTGTCGGCGATGGTGGCTGGATGGGTGATGTGCCTGTACCAAACGCGCCTAACCTCGATGACCGCACTATGCGTGGGTGGCGCTACATAGGTCAGGCGTCGGCTGGAGTGAAGCCCCCTGATACGACCTATGGCCATGTTTTGACCTTTGGTAATGCTGGAGATGCAGTCACGCAGGAGTTCTGGGAGCTGACTGGCGAAGCTGGACGCACCTTCAGAAAATTCTTCCGCCAGACCTATGGCACTGGGCCTTGGGGGCCGTGGGCTGAACTCGGCAAGGGAAGCTCCCTCGTTAAAGAAACGAAGTACGATCAGCCAGGTGCGATCAGCCACGTCATGCACGCCAGCACGGCTGTGTACGAAGTCGAGGTCTGGGGCGGCGGCGGCGCGGGCGGTAGTGGTGCTCCCCCATCAGGGCAAGCCTCTAAGTTTGGCGCCGTTACAGCCGACGGCGGTAAAGGAGGAAGCTCAGGGTATGGTGGCGACGGTGGTGAGGCGTTCGGTGGATTGCTGAATATTAAGGGCCAGGCTGGTGACGGTGTCGACTCTGGGGGGTATGGCGGTGCAGGCGGTATGTCGCCTCGTGGCGGCGGCGGTGGCCGTATGGGCACCTCGGGTATACCCGGGACACCTGGTGCGCAGCCTGGGGGCGGCGGTGGTTCTGCAATCAATCCAAGCATGACTGGCGGCGGCGCGGGCTACAGCTTTGATCGGAAGCTGGTAGGTGGCGGCTCTACTGTCACTGGGATGGTGGGTGCAGGTGCTACTGCCGGAAGCAACGGGTACAGGGGCGGCGATGGCATGATCATCGTCCGCGAGTACTCGAGCAGCGTTCCGGGCGTCGAAACCATAAATCAGATATCTGCCCAGGTTCAGGCGCTTGCGCCTGCTGTAATTTCCGGAGCGATTGGTACAGCCTTCTCTGGAAACCCTGGTCTATCTGCGGGCGCGAAAATCCCTTTCAATGAGTTCTGGTCGAATGTAGGTGGCATAACCTACGACGCAGCAACGAGGCGTTTCTACGTGCCGTCGGCTGGGGTGTATCGAATACAGCTCAGCGGCCTGAATACTCAAGGTGGCTCCGGAAACCGTGTCTTAGTTGGTATCAATAACGACGCGCCCAACAATGGCAACCACATGGGGGTTGGATACACACCTGGCGTGAATGCCGGCCTCGAACTGATCACGACCGTACCGGTACCCGCGGGCGGATTCATAGTCTTCTACCTCTCTCAGGGCAGCCTGAACAACTTCGCCGACAACAGACTCGGACAATTCAGTATCGAGAGGGTGACCCGATGAACTACTACGGAACGTTGGGCAGTAACTCAGAACTGGAGAGCCCCGTACATCCAGGAGGAAAACACATTCTGATGAGCGCGCGCAGGCCATCGCGAGATCACCTGGCGCAATCAGACGGCACCTGGCATTTGTCTCTTGAGCGGCTAAAGGCAGCGGCAAAGGAGCGGCTGAATTCTGATTTTGCTGTCGCAATGGCCGCGCTGCATGACGGCTGGCCGGACTACGAGATCCAGACCTGGACGGTGCAGGCTGAGGAGGCGCGCCAATGGATGGCGGCTAAGGCTGATGTCAAGCCGGTCGTGCCGTTTCTTTCCAACCTGCACGCCCAGCGCGAGGCGATGGGATGGGAGGGCACGCTCGAGGAGCTCGTGGAGCGAGTGATCCAGAACACCAACGCCTACACCGCGGCCACCGCCAGCCTGATCGGCCGGCGGCATGTCGCGGAGCGTGCGATCGACGCGGCAGATGATCCATCGTCGATAGCCTGGGATTTCAGTTTGCCCACCACAACCGAGGGCTAACCTGGCCCGCCGACACTCATCAATCCAGCCCGCCACCGTGCGGGCTTTTTCATGCCTGGAGAAAACTTATGGCTCGACTTACCGCAAAAGAAGCGGGCGGCGCGAACGTGCTCGCCTTTCTGGATATGCTCGCCTGGAGCGAGGGTACTGACCACCCTAACCAGCGCAGCAACGACGACGGCTACGACGTGCTGGTCGGCGGCAAGCTGTTCACCGACTACAGCAAGCACCCGCGGGTGCTCGTTGCACTGCCGCGCTACGGCATCAAGTCCACCGCCGCCGGCCGTTATCAGTTCCTGGCCCGCACCTGGGACGCGATCGTCGAGAACTACAACTTCCTTGGCCGCTTCATTCCCCGCGCCCAAGATCTGGCCGCGGTGAAGCTGCTCAAGGAATGCGGCGCGCTTCCGCACATCAAGGCCGGCCGCATCGAGGAAGCCATTGCCGCCGCGGCACCCATCTGGGCCAGCCTGCCGGGCGCCGGCTATGGCCAGCGCGAGCACAAGCTGACCAGCCTCCTGAAGATCTACGCAGACGAACGCGCCGCTGAGCCGTGCGACCAAGGCGACCTGCTGGCCATGTTCACCGCATGCGGCGGGGTGGTCGCATGATCCCGGTCCAGTACCAGCTGCTCGCCAAGGTTGTCGGCGTTCTGGTGCTTATGGCCGCCGCCGCCGGTGTCGTTTGGTGGGGCATGGCGCCGCGTATTGAAATCGAGGATCAGCGAGCGGGCAGGGCAGAGCAGCAGTTGGCCGATGCCCAGGCCATGATCGAGCTGCAGGCCGGCGTGCTGGCTCAGCAGCAACACCAGCTCGGTCAGCTTGCCGACGTCGACCGTCGCATCCAGCAGCTTGGCCAGACTATCAACCGCAATCAGGCCGCGCAGTCGGCTGCCCTCGAGGAGCTCAAACGCAATGATCAAGCCGTGGCTGTATATCTGTCTGGTGCTGTCCCTGGCGACCTTGGCCAGTTGTACGCGCGACCCGAAACCAACGACCCCGCCGCCTACCGCGGCTCGCATGGAGTGCAGCCTGGTGCCGTGCCGGCTGCCGGGCCGCCAGGCGCTGGTGGTGAATGACGACTGGCGGCGCGCCGTCGACGAGCTGGAGTACGAGCTGGGGCAATGCAGCACCCAGGTGATTGCGTGCATCGAGCGTCAGGCCGCGCAGCGGCCGCAGTGAAAGAGAGGCGACGAGCCCAGGTGCGCCAACACCCAGGCTCGACACCTGACCCGCAGAACGTCCCTGCAAGCCAAGCCATGGCCTCCGCCTCGTGCACGAAGCGCGGCGAGCCTAGCACCTGTTTATCCATACAGTAAAGGTTTGCACCTAATGACCACTCCGATCATCCCTTGGATGGGCGGCAAGCGCCGTCTTGCCGATCGTCTTATCCCCCTGTTCCCGCCCCACGAATGCTACGTCGAAGTGTTCGCCGGGGGCGCGGCCTTGTTCTTCATGCGTCCTCAACCAGCCCCGGTCGAGGTGCTGAACGACATCAACGGCGACCTGGTGTCGCTGTATCGCGTTGTCCAAAACCACCTCGAGGAATTCGTGCGGCAGTTCAAGTGGGCGCTCACCAGCCGCCAGCTGTTCGAATGGCACAAGGTCAGCCGGCCGGAGACGCTGACCGACATCCAGCGCGCTGCGCGCTTCTTCTACCTGCAGCACAACGCCTTCGGCGGCAAGGTGTCCGGGCAGACGTATGGCACTGCCACCACCGCGCCAGGCTTCAGCGTGATGCGCATCGAAGAGAACCTGACGGCTGCCTGGCAGCGCCTGGCCGGCACCTACGTTGAGAACCTGGGCTGGTTGGAATGCGCCGAGCGCTATGATCGCGCCCACACCTTTCATTACATGGATCCGCCGTACTGGAAAACCGAGGGCTATGGCGTGGGCTTCCCGTTCGAGGAGTACGAGCGGATGGCCGACTTCATGCGGCGCTGCAAAGGCAAAGTGATGGTGAGCATCAACGACCATCCCGATATCCGCCGGGCGTTCGTAGGCTTTCACATGGAGCAGCTGGATATTCGGTATAGCTGTACGAACCAGCGGCAGGGGCTGGCCGAGAAGACCGGCGAGCTGGTGATCATGAATTGGGAGCCGGCGGCGCTCGGCGGGTTGTTCTAGCCGGGTAGGGCGTATACTGCCCTCTTTTCGTGAGGGGCAGCTCATGCTCAATATCTACAGCTCCAATTGGGGCGTGGTGCTGGATAAGCAGCTCGGCACGCAGCAGGGCGTCTCGATTTGGGAGTTCCACCGAGCGGCGTCCTCGGTCGCTCGTGACCAGGGCCGGCGCACATATCGATACGCTCGCATCAAGCCGGCAGTGCCTAAGGATGGCCAGGAAGTGGAAGTCACTTTGATGCTGACCCCATCGTCTCCTGAATCCGACTGGTTACCGCTCGGCGTGGCGACTGCTCGCACCATCAATAGCATCTGACGGCCCGGCTAGAGCAGTGGGCTATCAATCTTCCTGATCAGCTCGGGGCCGTGGTTCTTCACGTTGCCCACCGCTTTATCGACCGGGTACCACTCAAACGCTTCCACGGGAGTGTCGTGGTGCCTGGCCAAGTCTTCGGCCCGCTCAGGCAGCAGGCCTGGCTCCAGCCATTCCCTCGCAACATCTGGCGGCAGCACGACTGGGCGCCGGTCGTGGATGTCAACCATCCCCTCATCGCTCGCGGCTGTGACAATCGCGAAGCCGCCAGCGCCTCCCTCTTCGCCGTGCGGTATCTCGCCGATCGCGGCGAAGAACGCAGGGTCGCCTCCCTTCAGTCGTATGAAGTACGGCTGCTTGACCTTCGGGTTGTCTGGATCCTTCTTCCACTCGTACCACCCATCCGCCATCACGATGGCCCGCCCGCGCTTCCAGATCGCGCTCCAGAACCTGCTGGTCGCTGCAGTCTCGATCCGTGCATTGATCGCTGGTGGTCGCTTGCCATCCGCCCAGTGTGGCGCGTAGCCCCATCGGGTCCAGGTGGCGTGCGTGCCCTGGTCGTCCTGGTGCAGCAGCAGTACGCGCGACTGGGGCGCGACGTTGTAGCGTGCAAGGGGATCATTCGACCAGTCGCCCTCGAGCAGGCCCAGCTGCAACGCTTTGGCGTACTCGTCGACAGTTCGGTACTGCGTGAATCGTCCGCACATGGAACCCTCCGGTCGTCAGTTGGCCATCATCATCCTTTGACCGCGGCTCAAGCGTTTTGGTATCTGTATATGTATACAGTATTATTTTTGAGTTCCATCATGGGTAACGCGTCCTTTCTCTGTCTCCTCAAAAGCTCCTCCGCCGTGCTGCCTTTTCTGTCGGCCCGAGTGCCTGCGGGCATGGGCTTCCCCAGTCCCGCGGCCGACCACATAGAGCGCAAGGTGTCCCTTGATGAGCTGCTCGATATTGACGCCCCTCAGACGTACCTCGTTCGGGCACACGGTGAGAGCATGACCGGTGTGGGGATTTTTCACGACGATGTGATGGTGGTGAACAGGGCGCTGGAGGCTGGGCCGGGTGATGTAGTAATCGCGGCTATCAACGGTGACACGCTGGTGAAGACGTTCTGCCGGGAAGGCGATCAGATCATTCTTCGCTCGGAGAACCCCAAGTACGCGCCCAGGTACGTGCTGGAGGGCGACGAGCTCATGGTGTGGGGCGTGGTGATCACCAACCTGCGGAGCCTGCGCCAATATGGCTGAGTCGGCGATCGCGCTAATCGACTGCAATAGCTTCTACTGCAGTTGCGAGCGGGTATTCAGGCCGGATCTCCAGCATGTGCCGCTCGTGGTGCTGAGCAACAACGACGGCTGCGTGATCGCCAGGTCGGCGGATGCCAAACCCTTCGTGGCAATGGGCGATCCCTACCACCTGATCAAAGGTGTGTTGAGGCGGCACGGCATTGTGCCTTTCAGCAGCAACTACGCCCTGTATGGCGATATGAGTGAGCGCGTGATGACCGTCATCGAGTCGATGGTTCCCGAGGTAGAGGTGTACAGCATCGATGAGGCTTTCGCTGACCTAACGGGGGTGCAGGGTGACCTCGAGCAGCTCGGCCGGCAGATTCGCGCGCGCGTGCTGAAGCACACAGGGATACCAACCGGCGTCGGAATCGGTACCACGAAGACGCTGGCCAAGCTGGCGAACCATTGCGCGAAGAAGTGGCAGCGGCAGACGGGAGGGGTGGTCGATCTCCGTGATCCGGAGCGCCGTAATAAGGCGCTGAAGGTTCTACCTGTCAGCGATGTGTGGGGAATCGGCCGGCGCATGACCGAGAACCTCGACAAGCTGAAGATCACAACGGCGTGGGATCTTGCGCAGGCTGATGCCTGGACGCTGCGCAAGCAGTTCAGCGTGGTGGTGGAGAAAACCGCGCGCGAGCTGCGTGGAACACCCTGCCTGCAGGTGGATGACCAGGTGCCGGCGAAACAGGAGATTTGCTCGAGCAGGATGTTCGGCATCCGGCTGGAGCGAATCGAGCCGATTCGCGAGGCGGTGGCCACGTACGCCGCGATCGCCTGCGAGAAGCTCCGCGCCCAGGGCTCAGTGTGTAAGCGAATCCGTGTCGGCATCAGAACGGGGATGCACAACCCCGACGAGCCGAAGTTCGCCCGGGGGATGACCCTCGAGCTGCCGTACCAGACCGACGACACCCGGATGATCACCCACTACGCGCTGCTGGCCCTGGAGCAAATCTACCGTAAGGGTTACTCGTTCTCGAAGGCCGAGGTGATGCTGCTCGAGCTGTGCCAGCGCAACGAGTTCACCTCCGACCTGTTCGCGCCCCAGCAGCCACACGAAAGCACCAAGGTGATGGCGGTATTCGACGAGATCAATGCGAGGTGGGGGAGAGGCACGGTGCGGCCGGGCCGGGTAGAGCTGAACCCGGAGTGGGGAATGAAGCGGGAGATGCTGAGCCAGAGTTACACAACAAGGCTTGATCAACTCTGGCGTGCTGGTGGCTGATTTTTCGGTTTTAGTTCGATCTAAAGCCTGCTGAGAAAATTTTCAAACCGGGCAGATTTTAGATCTTTTATGGAGTCGGAGCTCTTCGAAATTACAAATATACTTTTATCGAACATGTCTTCAGAAACACCGCCGAGAATTAAGTGATCTCCGTAAGCAGCTATTATTGCTACCTCTTTTTCATCAAGGTAGAAAGTATGGTAATCAGTCTTCATGTTCGCAGTTATTGTTCCAGCGCCCCTGATCATAAAGAGGAAGATGGCGCCTGCAAAGCATAGAAAGATAAATGCGTAAAACTTGTCTCTGGCTCGAGGGATGGCGTTATCATCAAATCGACTTGTGACCTCTGCATAGCCTTCTCGAGTGGCTTCGGCGTTGAAAGCCTTTCTCCAGTCCAGTGTACGGTGCTTGACGAGTGCAAGAATAAGTGGGATAGCGCCCATCAGAAGGCATACAACCACGAAGTAATTCATGAAAGTATTGGTCATTCCGGCTATATATACCATGGCGACGCCTGGAAGCGAAAATGTGAGGCTGGCACCGATGAATCGAAATTCTTTTTCAGCTCTAATGAATAAGGCAAGAAAGGTGTAATAGTAAGCGTAAGCGGGGACTAATAATATAAACGAGCAAAATAATGAGATGATTATTAGCTTTAGGTCAAGCTCAATCAGCTCGTGCGGGTATCCAAATTCATTAGCATATCCTAGCTCGAATATATAGGCACCAATGAAGCTGATTATAGGTATTGAGGCAAGTAGGAAAGAGTCATTCTTAAAAATATTCATGCGCGCCAGTCCTTTGGTTTATTTAGGGTGTTTTGTGCAATATTGGGTGTCTCTTTAGTAGAGTTATTAGTGAGCCTGTTGGGTTGCTCGCCGCTGAAAGTGAAAGCTGCCACCTTATTTGGTTCATTTGCAGGTTTCATATTAGGCGTTAAGCGGGAGATGTTGAGCGGTAGTTAACAGCGCCGGTTAATCGACTGTGGATAGTTGACGCCGCTTGTTGGGTTGAGCTGGGCTCTAATTAGTTGATTGGGGAGTTAATTTTGTTAGGCTCTGGGAGAGCTTCTTAGCTCCCCCGTGCGCTCATCTAGCAACCATTTGCTATGTAAGTGAAATAGCTTTTCTAAAATCCCACTGAGTTGAGTGGGATATCCATTATATTAGCGCGGATAAGGATTTTGCCTTGCCTCTAGCAACATCTTTCTCATAACTGCGACGGAGTTTACCTCGTAGATCACGGATTTTGGCAGGGCTCTTGAGATCGCCCTTGTAGTCAAATTGCTCTCCGAGGTTTTCGACCTCAAAGTTAAGGTCGATAATTAAAGAGTCCAGAACTTCTTCAATGGATCCTAGAAATGTGCCGATGGCTTTAGAATCGAAAAGTTTCTTAGGGTTTTTGACGATTTCTGCAGAGTTGGCATCTGATCGCATCAGGTCAGCGACAGTAGATAGGAGAAAGAATCTCGTAAGACCATATTTAGATAATGGTTTGTATTTGATTTTCTCGGCTGCCCGAAGGATTACTTCCATTATTTTCTTTAAGAAAATGATTCTGTGAGCCGTTACAGCTGGCCTCGCAAAGATGTCGTTATATTTGTCGTCAAATAGTTTGTAGACCTGGTGGCATGACTCAGGCTCTAAAAGATCAAAAGCTAGCAGCAGTCGCCCGGCTTCTTCGTTGGTAATGATTTCTTTGTTGGGCTTTATCTCTTGGCCTCGTTTGATTTCATAAGCATACATACCGCCTTCAACTTGCTGAAATTCTTCTAGAAGCCTTATTTGAACTTCATTGTTAGATTTTAGATCGCGCGGCTTAATGGCGTTTTGATTGTTGCTATTGATAGTGATTTTTTTTGCAAGTGTCGGGTTTTCAATTTTGATTATTTTAGCAAGCACGCGAAGGTCTTGGCTGAGATGGTCCATCGATTTCCTAAAAGTCGAAATGCTTTGGGCTCCATTGACAACGACATAGTTTTTGATGATGAGACTATCGCCGTCGGCGCGGGCATGTGCGCACAATATCGTTACACCATTATGGTAGAGCGTGAAGTTTTCATGTTCCGCTTTGTCTAAAACACTCTCGCGTAGCGCTTTATTAACCTTGGTGTTACCAAGAGAATGACGCACGTTTTGGGAGAATAACGAACCGTCATCTATGCCTGAAAGTTTGACAAGCTCGACCGCTTGTACTGGAAGGATATAAGTTACTACTTCCGGCCCTGTGTTGATCGTCATAGGAGATACGTAGGAAGTGTCAAAGGTAAAAGACCCTTGAACGCCGGCTTCCTTATTTATGTCGATATATTCGCTAGCAATTGCGTGGCGGTCATAAACTCTCATCGCTTTATGCTGCTTTAGAAATTCCTCACCGTTCGCATCCAAAGGCTGATTGCAAATAAAAGCTCCAACCACCTCGTATCCATTGGTGATGAGTTCTTTAATCTTGTTTCGAGTCAAGGCCGTTTTGAGTTCTTGATTAGCGCCGCCATCTAAAAGTGCTTGAACCGATTCGGCATTAGCAAGTTGGCTGATAGTTCCGGCAAGCTCTCGCAAGGGGGCGTCCCCAATCGAAGATTCTCTCTGCTTAAGTTTGCCTTGAAGAATAATGATCTCTTGCTTAGTGTGATCAACATAGATTCCGTCAATGCCACGATCGTTAGGACGGTCGCATACAGCGTCATCGGCATCGACTGGATCAAGTCTAAATATGTTTTCCAAAAACCAGTTAAGAAACGCTATAGACTCGCCCCTTCCTTTTTCCTCATAAGTGCCAAGGATTTTTTGTAGGTTAGGGTATTGGAGCTCATCTGGGGTCAT